ACGCTACAGGTCTTTCTAACAAGGGTATCGTTACTGCTGTGAACACCACTGCAGGTACTTTCGATGTTGCTTACTACGAAGCCGGTGGTCAAACTTTCTCAGGCACAGCCGTTCTTTCTGTATGGATCTACGGTTCTGAGTTCAAGAAAGGAACTGTTGGAATGATCGGTTCTTTGGAAGCAGAAGATGAGATCTTCGACAACTCTCCAATCATCATCAAGGACAAATACGCTGTAAGCGGTTCTGACATGGCTCAGATTGGATGGGTAGAAGTAACAACCGAGAACGGTGCTACCGGATACCTTTGGTATTTGAAGAGTGAGCACGAAACTCGCTTGCGTTTTGAGGACTACCTTGAGACTGCAATGATCGAGGCTGTTCCTGCTGAGTCAGGTTCAGGTGCTGCTAACGCTTCACTTAACCCACTTTACGGTAACAAAGGTTCAGAAGGTATCTTCTACGTTGTTAACGATCGTGGTAACGTATGGGGCGGTGGTAACCCAACTACCCTTGTAGACTTTGACAGCATCATCTCTCGTCTTGACAAGCAAGGTGCAATCGAAGAGAACGTAATCTTCGTAAACCGTGCCTTCAGCTTTGACATTGACGATATGTTGGCTGCTCAAAACAGCTACGGAGCAAACGGTACATCTTACGGTTTGTTCGACAACGACAAAGACATGGCATTAAACCTTGGCTTCACAGGCTTCCGCAGAGGTTACGACTTCTACAAGTCTGATTGGAAGTACTTGAACGATCCTACCATGCGTGGTGGTCTTCCTACAGGTGCTCAAGCCGCAGGTACTGTAACAGGTCTTTTGGTTCCTGCAGGTTCTACATCTGTATACGACCAAATCCTTGGCAAGAACGCTAAGCGTCCGTTCTTACACGTTCGCTACCGTGCTTCTGAGACTGAAGACCGCCGTTACAAGACTTGGATCACAGGTTCTGCCGGTGGTGCTCAAACAAGCGATCTCGATGCAATGGAGGTTAACTTCCTTTCTGAGCGTTGCGTTTGTACTTTGGGTGCTAACAACTTCGTGTTGTTCCGTTACGGTTCATAAGCAAGCAATCAATAAAGGGTGGGGTGCCAAACGGCACTCCCCCTTATTTTAAAAATCTAATCAAATTAAAATTTAATGAAAAAGAATATAGTTCCTGCTGACAGGATATATAAACTAAAAGGAGATTCTGCTCCTCTATCTTACACTATCCCTTCTCGAAATACAAGACGATTCCCACTATTGTGGTTTGATGAGGAAAACAATGTCAATAGACCACTCAGATATGCCGTTAATCAAAAGACCCCTTTTGAGGATGAGCAAGATGGAAACGCCATTGTTGAGCCTATTATATTTGAGAATGGATTCCTTCAGGTTCCTAAAAACAACCCGGTCCTACAACAGTTCCTCTACTACCACCCCCTTAATGGGCGTACCTTCGTAGAGGTTGATACTGAGAAAGATGCAGCTAAAGAAGTTGAAAGTTTGAGTGCCGAAGTAGATGCTTTGGTTCAGGCTCGTCAGCTATCTGTAGAGCAGCTTGAAACAGCAGCAAGGGTTCTGTTCGGTAAAGATCCTTCAAGATTTACAACAGCAGAATTAAAGCGTGATGTTTTGGTTTATGCCAAAAAAGACCCTGTTGGGTTTATAAATATGCTTAGCGATCCAATGCTTAAGCTTCAATCCAATGTACACGTGTTCTTTGAAAACAAGCTTTTGACGTTCAGAAATGGCCAAAAAGAGGTGTGGTTTAATACTGTTTCCAATAAGAAAAAGATGTTAACTGTTCCTTATGGTCAGGACCCATACTTTACAATTGCCGAGTTCTTAAAGACTGACGATGGAATTGACGCTTTAAAAATGCTTGAAAATAATTTACAGTAGGTTTTAAGTGATATAAATTGTAGCTTAGAGGGGGATTTAATTCTCCCTCTTTTTTTTGTTTATCTTTGTAAAAAGCGAATAATGATAAATTCCGTAAGAAATACAGTCTTATCTATTCTGAACAAGAATAACTACGGATACATATCCCCATCCGATTTCAATCTGTACGCCAAACAGGCTCAGCTTGAGACCTTTGAAGAGTATTTTTCTGAGTACAATAAGATCTTAAATATGGAGAACCTTCGTACATCAGGAACAGGATATGCCGACATACGCAAAGCGATTGAAGAAGCAATGGAATTATTTTCAGTAACATCAACACTATCGCAAGTTGCTCCTGCCACAAACAGATTTTATCTTCCTTCTCCTACTACTACAGGGTTTGATTATTTCATGATCAATAAGGTGCTTTGTTATGACGCATCAGTAAGCCCACGAGTATTTAAAGGAGAAGCAGAGAAGATAACGCATACCAAAATCACAATGCTTAATACGTCAAACCTTACTGCTCCAACAGAACAGTACCCTGCGTATACGCAAGAGAATGGTATTATGACAGTTTATCCATCAACTATCAATCTACCGAATGAAGTTGAAGCAAATTATTTTAGGTATCCAAAAGATCCTAAGTGGACCTATATTTCGTTAACAAATGGTGAGCCGGTATTTGATCAGTCTCAGCCTGACTATCAAGATTTTGAAGTTCCTTATGAAGATGAGTTTAAACTTGTGACAAAGATTCTTCAATACGCAGGAATGTCTATTCGTGAGATAGCCGCTGTTCAATTTGGGGCAACTGAAGAACAAAAACAATCAGTATAATCATGTCGTATATTAGTCAATATCAATACTACGAAAACGGTGGCAATCAACCCACAGATGCCAATTGGGGCTCATATCAATATGTGAGTCTATTTGACATTGTCAACAACTTTATGTTGATGTATGCAGGAAACCACTCGCTCGTAAATAATGAAGAAAGATTCAAGATATTATTTCACGCTAAGCGTGCTGTGCAAGAACTTAACTATGATGCGTTCAAGCAGATAAAAGTATTAGAGCTTACAGTTGATGATACACTTAGGTATATTCTACCTTCAGACTACGTTAATTGGGTAAGAGTAAACTTGTATAAAGACGGTTACCTTAGACCACTTACAGAAAATATTCAGATACTATCATCACTTGCATACTTGCAAGATCAAACCGGAAAAATTTTATTTGACCAAGATGGCAACGCACTATCTCCTCAATTTTCTCAAATTGATTTGCAGCGTTTAGAGGGTATTAAGAAAAGCATTTACCTTAATCCACAAAGCCAATACTATGGACAAGAGGGATGGGATATTGATGGTGTTTGGTATTTTGAATATGGTCTTGGTGAGCGTTATGGTCTCAACACAGAGACTGCAAACTTCAATCCAACATTTGCGATTGACACAAGATCAGGTGTGATAAACTTTAACGCTGACATGTATGGTCAGTCTGTTATTCTTGAATACATCTCTGATGGTATGGAGAATGGCAATGACGCATTGGTTAGTGTTAACAAACTATTTGAAAAATATATTTACGCATACGTTCAATACGAGATACTTAATTCAAAGCTTGGTGTACAAGAGTACATTGTGGCTCGTGCTCGTAAAGAAAAAGCAGCACTGCTTCGTAATGCTAAAATAAGAATGAGTAACATTCATCCGGGTAGACTTCTTATGAACCTACGTGGGATGGACAAGTGGTTAAAATAATATGGCGAATATAACAAGAAACTTTACAGCAGGTAAAATGAATAAAGTCGTTGATGAACGACTTATTCCTGATGGCGAGTACATAGATGCTCTTAATGTTCGCATGGGCTCAACAGAGCAATCTGAGATTGGTGTCATTGAGAATACAAAAGGAAATGTATCTCTTACTCAGCTTAGGTATATAAATAATACACCGCTTAGTGCAAACGCAAGGTGCATTGGAGCGATTGACGATAGTGCAAACGAAAGAATATTTTGGTTTGTTCATGACCCAAATTTTCCTGTAGGAGCTACAGGCAAGCTTGATATGATCGTATCGTACAACACGATACAAAACAGTTTAACATATCACGTAATAAGTATTAACGATGGTGGTGGGACTAATACCACACTAAACTTTAACCCTGAGTTTTTAATTACAGGCGTAGATCTTATTGATCAGTTAATATTTTTTACCGACAACTATAACCCTCCAAGGGTATTCAACATAACGAGAAACTATCCTAACCCTGTTGGAAACATAGACCAATTTAGCGCAGAATCTTTACTTGTCATTAAGAAGCCTCCTGTTGAAGCACCCGGAGTTCGTGAAATAAGAACAGGGCAGCAAGATAATTTTATGGAAACAAGATTTATTTGTTTTGCATATCGTTATCGCTATCAAGATGGAGAGTATTCTGCTACTTCATTGTGGTCAGCTCCTGCGTTTACACCAAACCCATTTGAGTTTAGCATCAACAGTTACCTCAATGAGGGGATGGTTAATATTAACAACACGGCAATAGTTACATATAATGCAGGGGGACCGCTTGTTGTTGGTATTGATTTGTTGTTTAAGGAAGCCGGAACGAATATTATAAAAGTTATTGAGAAGCTTGACAAAGCTGAGCTTGGTCTTGCCAATAACACTAACTATACTTATACATTTAACAACAGTAAAATATTTACTGTTCTTCTTGAATCTGAATTACTCAGGTTATTTGACAATGTACCACTTCTTGCAAGAGCTCAAACAATTATGGGTAATCGCTTGATGTATGGTAACTATGTTGAAGGTTACGATTTGGTTGACAAAAATGGAAACGTAACTAAGCTTGAGTATGTTGCTTCTCCTGTTTCTGAATTAGTAGGAACAGAAAGTTTGACGGATACTACAGGAACAGGTGTATATAGTTTTGGTAGTGCTCAAACAATTCCAAATGCTACTGTCTATTTTGATCTTACAGGAATACAACTTATTTCAGGATCTTCAATCACTTTAGAGGTAAGGCTTACGCATAATTTATTTGCAGGAAGTACGCCATTCCCTACAGAGACGAGTGAGAATATTAATCTTACGCTTACTTTTACTCTTCCAACGAATTATACTTCTGTTTATCAGATGGCTACAAGTGTAGCGTTTCAAGACGTTATTGGAACAATCGCAAATATTCAACCTGTAGCAAACTCTTGTAATGGCACTACATTTACTGATCAATTTAATTGTGCGTTACCAAACAACTTGGATGCGTTAATAAAATTTCAGAGTGGTATCTCTTCTGCAGGTCAGCCTATTAGTATTATCACTACCCCTGCAAGTCAGTTAATTGGATTGCAATTCCCTGCGATGAGGTATGTTGACAATACTACAACTCCTACAGTTAATGTATATGAATATTATTCAGTAAACTTTGCTGAATCTTTTTATCAAAAAATCAATTCACCACGTAGCTTGCATAGCAATCGTGGATACGAGATTGGTATCGTGTATATGGACGACTTTGGCCGATCAACCACAGCGTTGGTTAGTCCAAGAAATACAGTACAGATCCCTTGTTCTGCATCCGATACCAAGAACTCAATTAGGGTAACAATCCCTACTACACAAATAGCTCCGGCTTGGGCAAAGCGATATAAGTTTGTTATAAAGCCTGATGAGGAGAATTACGATACTATTTACAGTAGCATATTCTTTAATGATCCTTTAAGCAATAACGCATTCTTTCTTCTTGAAGGAGAAAATGCACGTAAGGTGGAGCAAGGTGATAGGTTTATAGTAAAAGCTGACACAAGTGGACCTACAAATAATTGCGTATATGCTACGGTTCTTGAGAAAGAAGTTAAGCAGGCAGGGTTTATTGAGATACCAAGTGTACTTGATCCGAGTGTAAATATTCCTGTTCCTTCCGGAGTATATATGAAAATTAACCCTAACAGCTTTGCTGTTGTTCAGGATGAACTTTCTGTTATTGCCCCGGGTACAGAACAAGTAGATCAAAATGAAGCAGGAGAGTATCCTATTTTGAATTATCCAATGAATAGGTATGACACTGCTACATCAGCATGGGTTGACTATACAGTTCCTGCCGGAAGTCGTATTAAGCTTGACTTAAAGTTTCAACGTCTTGGCGTGGGATCAGGTGGTGCGGCTTGCGAAAAGCGTATCTATACGTTACAAAAAACATTGGTTGCTTCTGCGAACTATGATAATATGCAGGATTGGTTTAATGGTGACAACGTAGAGCAGATACTTAATGATGGTGTTCAAGATATTGGTGGAGGTCAGTGTGAGGCTGATAACGTATATATATCAACACTTGCGGCAAACAACACTGATATACCAACAGATCTTTGTACTAACTACTATAGATTCTATCGTAATCCGGCTAATAATCAATTGACGCTGATCATGAGTGGTACGCTTCGTTGTGGAGGTGTTCTATCAAGAGAAAAGCGCAGGTCATCAATTATAGCAAACATCGAGGTATTTAGAGCAGAGACTACTATTATATTTGAGACAGAGCCAAGCGATGCTTTACCTGATGTATTCTTTGAGAATCATCTATCATTTGGCATTGATGCCAACGGTAGACACTTAGGTAATGTACAGAATCAAACGGCGTCTTTGCCGGCTATAATAGATACAGAGTTCTTTAACTGTTTCTGTTTCGGAAATGGAGCAGAGAGTTATAAGATTCGTGACTCAATTGTAGGAAGGACATTCAATCTTGGTAATCGTGTAACATCAGTATCAGCTCAAGACTATAAGCAAGTAAGGCGTTTTGCTGACATCACTTATAGTGGCGTGTATAACTTTGAGTCAAATGTTAATAAATTAAACGAGTTCAATTTAGGACTCCTTAACTATAAGTATTTAGAAGTATCATTTGGTCCAATCTACAAAATGGATGGACGTGAAACTGACGTTCTTGTTTTACAAGAAGATAAGATTTCATACGTACTTGCAGGTAAGAACTTACTATCAGATGCGGCAGCCGGTGGTGCCATCACTTCAGTCCCTGAAGTATTAGGTACGCAGATTGCAAGAGTTGAAAAGTATGGTATTAGTTTTCATCCTGAGAGCTATGTGCAGTGGGGGTACTACAGATACTTTACAGACGTAAAGCGTGGAGCAGTCCTCCAACTAATCGGAAACTCTTATAGTTCAGATCAATTAAAGGTGGTATCTGAGCAGGGTATGCGTACTTGGTTTAGAGATAACTTTATTGAATCTTTCAACACGCAGAAGATTGGTGGTTTTGATCCTTACATGAATGAGTATGTTCTTACCACCAATAGCAATACCGTGCCTATACCTCCTATTATTTATAGCTGTGGTATTGAGCAGGACTTTACTATTGAAGCAGGATCAAACAGAGAGTACGGAGTGTTATTTGAAAATACTTCTGTAGGCGATTGTGTTATTACATATACCGTAGACCCATCATCAACTGCAGAGTTTGAGATTGTGATTACGTATGGATTAACTACCGTAACGTCAGGTGTTGTAACTACATCAGGATCACTAACAATTGCAAAAAATAGCAATGCCATAAACGAACTTTCGGTTGAAATCATTGCTACAGATAATGTAAATGTAAGTGTACTTGTAAACTGCGTGGAGGCAAACGAGATTGGGATTGTCAACGTATGCTTAACAAGCAATGCCGATTCCGGCAAGTTTATCCATAACGAATATAGGTATACAGATGCAGGATTTATTTCACCGCTTCAGTCTACACTTGTAACATTTGATTCTTCACCTCAAAGCCCTGTGGTATCCGAGTACAATATTATCATTGGCCCTCAAGGTACAGGAGGATTCCCTCCTTCAGGAGCTACGATGGAGATTATTTCAAACAAGCAAGGATTTGATACATTTGATTTTAATCCGGCTTACAATAAATTTAGATACTTAAGAAGTAATACGCTTTACCCGAACACTCAAGTTGGTATAGCTAACTTACTTGCAGCAGCTACTGTTGTTAGTCCAACAGGGGCATCAGGATATTATACAGGAAATTTTACCGTCCCAAGCAGCGGACAATATTTATATTTGATATGGGATTACAGAAGCTCTCTCCCACTTGAGTTGTGCTACTCTAATGTAGACATAAACAACGCTTGTTGTGGGTGTGACGTACCTATTCCTGCATTTAATTTATGCTACTCAACTATAGGTGTGTTAGATGTTTGCTGCGGTTGTAATGATTAAAAGAAAAATAAAATGGCAACACAAGGAACTTATTACTTAAACGCTGCGTCACTTGCTACGGCAACTGCAGTTTATACAAATGTAGGGCTTACAACTCTTGCTCCTGATGGATTCTATTCTGACAATAGTATTGTCAGAGAACAAGTTAGTGGCGTCCTTCAAGCACAGTCAGCTTGTCCCGGTTGTGGAACAGAGGTTACCCTTTGTTATTCTACAGTCAGTGCTCTTGATGTATGTTGTAATTGTATATTCCCATAAAATAAAATCAAATGGCAACACAAGGAACTTTTTATGTAGACGCACCTTCTCTTGGATCGGCTACAATTATTTACACTGATGTTAACTTGACCACAGTCGCTCCTGATGGATTCTATTCTGATGGGGTTATATCCCGTGAGCAAGTATCAGGTGCTCTATTACCACAAACATCTTGCCCATCTTGCGGAGTTCCGTGTGGTGGTTCAATATCAGCATCAGGACAGCAAGGAATATACTATGTTGGGATAGACTTGGGCACTGACTTAGGAGCAGTTGTGGTTACGTTTGACCCATATAGCGTACCTGATGGTGTGTTAGGTGTGCTTAATAGCATATCTTACAATGGTCTATCTTCTCCTGCATACGGATGGCTACAAGGTAGTGCAGGTTTGCCTACCTATATAGGAACCAATGGTGCAGATTGTGGTATTGTTGCAAACTCTCCTTATACGCTTAATGAGTATGAATATAATGGAACTTCTTTTGTTTCGTTAGGAACCACAACTTCAGTAACTGTATTATCCGGTCAGATGGATTTAACCGCAGGTGGCCCCGGAAATTGCGTAATGGTAATACCAAAAACATTTGCATCTCCATCAATACTTGACTTGCAGTTTATAGGGCCATGTGTAGGTACAGCATTTGATTTATCGGTTGCTTGTCCTGCTGCTCTACCATCATTTGCTTCGTCTTCTATGGCTGCGAGTGATACATTGGCTTGTGCTCTTTCTATAACCCAAACTTACTATGTGGCTTATGTCAATGGGTCAGCAGGTACTCTTGGATTGTATGACTTAGTTTTTAGTGATGCTAATGGAGAGTTCAAGTTAGCTGCAGGATACTACAAAACAACTGCAGCAGGAGCTAATGATTGGTTTCAGGTAGATGCCAATGGTGTGATTATTGGATTTGGAACTTGTGATTCTCCGGGATTTGCTACATTGAATTGGAATTATACAATGTCAGGCATAAGCGGTAACATGGACTTGTATGTAAATGGTTCAGTTATTGAAAGCAGAAGTAGTACATCAAACGGTACATTTAATGTTGGAGTAGGTGACACAATTAATGTTGAGGTAGTTTGTGATCAATGTACATCTTCTCCGAATACTTATGCAAACGCATACTGTACCGGTATTATAGTTGATGCTGCTTGTCAAAACAATGGAGTAGCGAGTATTTTTACGGCTGTTTATACTGTAGTAAGCGGAGACATAGGTAACACATTAACCTTAAATTCATTTTCTACTTGCGAATCAGCATGTCTATAAAGTAAATAACTATGCCTAACTATACACTTACATATAGCGAATCAGCGCAAGGATGGCCATCATTCTACTCGTTCAATCCCGATTACATGATCGGGATGAACAACTTTTTCTACACCTTCAAAGGTGGGAATCTGTACAGGCACAATGTGAATGAGGTTCGTAATAACTTTTATGGTGCTCAGTATAACTCTATTCTGAAAAGCGTATTCAATGTATCTCCACTTGAGAACAAACTATTCAAGACATTAAACTTGGAGGGTGATGATAGTTGGGATGCCACAATGGATACTGACATTCAAGATAGCGGATTTATTGAGGCTAATTGGTTTGAAAAGAAGGAGGCTTCTTGGTATGGTTTTGTAAGAAACGAAGGTACCGTACCGGCTCAGCCATCAGAGTATGCGCTTAGATCGGTTAATGGTATTGGAAGAAGCACTACCATTACGGGTACCGGAGCTGCCGTTCAGGTTAACTTTGCGATCGGAGCAAGCCCAATATCTATTGGAAACATTATAAGCATAGGAGACTATCTGTACTACAGCTTACCTCCAAGCTATAATACGCCTGTTCTTTTTGGACAAGTTACCAACATTCAGGTAAACTACCCGTCAAACTTAAATAGGATAACTGTGGATACTACTATTTCCGGGGCAACAATTCCGGGTATACAGAACCCATACATTATGTACATCAAGAATGCTGTAGCAGAGTCTCATGGTGTGCTTGGTCACTACTGTGTTTTCACTCTTGAGAATGATAACACAAGTAAGGTGGAGTTGTTTGCAGCAGAGTCAGAAGTTATGAAAAGTTATCCTTAAATTTGTGAAGGATGGCACTTATTATACGACCGTTGAACGAGAATGATTACGACACCATACTTTGTGATTGGTGGCGCAATTGGGGGTGGGAACCGGTAGAGAGAGATTTCTTACCGGATAATGGCAAAGGTGGTCTTATAGTATTTGATGGTGAAGAGCCGGTTTGTGCAGGGTATATATATACCACTAACTCAAAGGTGGCTTGGGTGGATTGGATCATCTCAAGTGAGTCTTATAGGAAAAAGCCACAACGAAGAGATGCGATAAAATTATTGATAGAGACATTGACTAATATTTGTAGAAACACAGGACACAAATACAGCTATGCTCTAATAAAAAACCAATCCCTCGTAAATATTTATGAGGATTTGGGGTATGAAAAAGGTGACAGTTATTCAAGTGAAATGATTAAAGTATTATAATATGGCAATAGCAACAGCAACCGCAATAGGCTTAGGCATATCTGCAGCAGCAACCGGTGCATCATTTGCTCAGGCAGGAAAGCAAAGAAGGCTTCAAAGAGAAGCTCAGGCAGAAGCTCAAAAAGCAATGCAAGAAGCTCGTCAAAAGCTTGAAGTAAATTATTACGAGCAATTGGGTATTCAAAAGGAACCATACGAACTTGAACGTGAAGCACTTCTTTCTACAGGCGCACAAATTATTGAAGCAGGAGTAGAGAGCGAGCGTGGTGCAGCAGCAACAGCAGGCCGTGTACAGATGGGGCAACAAGCAGGTCAGCGTCAAATAGCTGCAGCAATGGGTCAGGAGATGGCAGGAATTGAGAAAGCAATAGTTGGTGAAGATACAAGGCTTCGTGATATGGGGGTACAACTTGATCTTGGAGAAGTAGCCGGAGCTCAACTTGCTGAACGTGATGCTCAACAAGCAGCAGCGGCAGCAACTACGCAGGCGTTTCAGGGATTGCAAGGATTAGGACAGCAGATTATGCAAACTGCTCCTCTGTATGGGAAAAGCGGAAGCTCAGCAGAAGCTGCTAAAATTGATCAAATTGCTTCTAAAGATTTTGGTTTAAATCAAATGGATACACAGAAGAGTATTGCTTCTTTAGGGACAGTTAACAATATTGACTTTAGTAAAGTGGCTTCAATGACTCCGATGCAATACCAAGATTTTATGGGAAAGGTTGACTTGAATACTTTGCAGCAGATAAAGCAGAATCTGCCTAACACATTACAGTCGTTTAGACCTGCTCAATACGCATTACCAACAACACAACCAAATTTCTATAATCCATTTGCTATACCGGGAATTGGAGGAAGATAAACCAACTAAGAAATGGCAAAGACATTTTACAAGTACGCAGAACGAGAGGCCGATAGTTACATAAATTGGGGCAAGATTGGAAGTGATATTTCCAACATGCTTGTCGAGCAAGAAAAGATCCGTGAGGATAAAAGGGGTGCTCTTGATGAAGCGTCTCGTAAATTTGGTGAGACACTTGCCAATGCTCCACAAGGAGAAAACAAAGAAATGAATCAGTGGGCATTGGAGTATGCTGCTGATGCACAAGAAGCTCGTTTGATGCAGGATAGATTGCTTAAGTCAGGAAGACTTAAAGTGAAAGATTATACAGTGATGCGTCAGAATATTAATGACGGTACGGCACAAGCTTTCAATCTTGTAAAAGAATACCAAGCAGAATACGGGGAGAAGATGAAGCGTTTGAAAGAAGGCAAATCTCAGGACTTGGAAGCGTGGCTCATGGAGCAGGCTGAAGGATTTGGAAACTTTGAGAAGTCAAAACTTTACATCAATCCTACTGACTTCCGTGTGAGTGTTGCAATGAAGAAAAAGCAGATCGTTGACGGAAAAGAAGTATACGTTATGGATGAAGATCCAAATAGTTATACAACAGTTAACGCACTTCGCAATAGAATTAAAGGAACATTTGACAAGTACGATGCAACAGCAAACGTAGGTGCATTGGTTGATAGTCTTGGTGTAGAGATAAATTCTGTTCAACAATTAGGAACACTTTACCAAACAGGTAGTATCACTGAAACACTTGATATTACCAAAAGAAAGAATCTTCCTGCTGATGCACAAGGAATTATTATGCAGTTTGAACAAGCTGAAACCAAGATGTTACAGGCTCAGCTCGAGAACCCATATAATACATCATCTATTCTTACGAATACCGTTGGATTTGCTCCAAACGGTAAAGAGTATACATTTACTTTTAGCGAAGAAGATAGAAACAGAAACCCAAATAAAATACTTTTAAGAAACTCCGATACGGGTACACCGGTTCCTGAGTTTACTGAAGAGCAAAAGAAAACAGCTCTTGAGCGTTTACGCCTTGAAGCTCGTTTGCAATATGATAAGAAGGTTGAGATTAAGGCTACTCCTCAAGCACAACTTCAAGAACGTAGAGCTAAGACAGAGGGTGAAATGGCTCGTGAAGACATGGAGCAGGAGGCACAAAACTTTGGTAGAAATCTTGCACTACTTACAACAGGTAATGCTGCACAGAAAGCGCAAGCGGCAAGATACTTTGCTTCAGTTAAGGGCATCAGTGGTATTGAGCCAACTGCTACCGGAATTAATATATATGAAGGTGCAACAGGACTTCCGTTTGACTTTACTGTTGGAGGGAAAGAATCTACTCCTGAAGAATTAGGTCGTGCTATTGTTAAGAAGCTTAACAAAGAAGGCTTAAGTGAGGATATAATCATCAAGGCAATGAAGAAAAACTTCCTTGGTAATACTATCACTAAAGATAAAGTAGGAAGAATAGGAGGAATAGCAACAGATTACGCTTCAGAGGTTGGTACATTAGCTTCAACAGAAGTACCGAAATCAGTAGTTGAAGATAATCCTACAGCTACAGTAAACAATCTTAAAGCTAAGTTTGGAAGCCTTGGGTTTAGTTTCTCAGGTGGTACTCGTGGAATAACGAGAGACGATTTTGTTACTGTATCAGCTCCTAACGGGAAGAGTAAGGAATTTAATATTGATGACCTTTCTAAGACTACAGAAATAGCTAACTTTATCAGAGACAATCGTGACGATAAAAAAGCTGAAGCAATATTTGGAAGTAAAGTTTCAGGTAGTGGAAGCGGTGGTAACATACAAACAAGAGTGAGTGGCTATTAATGTTTAAATTTGAATAATGAACGAGCAAGCAATATTGGACGCATATAATCTGTTTGTACAGAATGGGTATACTAAATCTCTTGATGAATACAAGAAGTTAATAGCATCTAATCCACAGGCATTACAAGATTCATATTCTTTGTTTGCTGAAAATGGATACAAAAAAACTGTTGACGACTTCAAGTTATTGATGGGCGTTGGAGGACAGGTACCTCAAAAAAAAAAGTTCGATACGGTATCTGCTTTGGAAGATGGTTCTTTGGCCTTACCAAAGACTGCAGTTGCTGAGTCAACGGCTGTTAAGCCACGGATGATTGCTCCTCTTACTGAAGAAGATAAGAAGACAGATGATGGTCAGGGTTGGTTAATGAATACAGTCTCTGCGATTGACAGAGGCTTTTATAAAAACCTTATTGGTAGTCCTGTGAAAGGGTTGGGTACTCTTATTGAAAAGGGTACTGAATATATGACCTTTGGTAAAGTAAAGAAAGGTCCTATCAGTGATGCCTTAATTAAGTTTGGAGACTACTTTAATAATACCATTGATGAGCTTGCTCCAATGGATGAAGAGTTTAAAGGAAGCTTAACCGATCAATTCTCTCAAGCCTTTGGGCAATTAGCTTCATTAGCTTTGACAGCAGGTGGAGCTGCTGCTGTTGGTAAGGGGGCTGCTGCTTTAGGTGCAGCAGGAACAGGTACTACGGCAGCGAAGGCAGCTACGGCAGCTATGGCTGCACAGACTGCACCAAAAGTTGTAACTGTTGGCACAGCAGTTAAAGGTCTTGCTTCAGAATTGGCAAGCCCTGTTGCAGTTAGTGCCGGTCTTACTATGGGTCAGGCTGAATTTGATAGAGCGAAAGAAGCAGGTGCCACAGATGATGAGGCCTTTGAAGCTTTTTGGAAGAATGCTGCAGTGGGTTCCATATTAGAAAAGATTCCTGTCATGCAATTCATGAAGCGATTCAATAAAGCTTCAGCAGGTGGTATCGCAAACTATCTTAAGACCAAAGGTGTAGCAGGTGTAACGGGTGGATTGGAAGAGATGACTACTGAGGTACTGCAACAGATCTATGCAAACAAAACTGCTCAAGATATTTACAATGCAAACCAAGAAATATTTGAGGGCGTTGGTTCATCAGGTGGCGTAGGTTTTGGCGTAGGCTTTTTGCTCAACGCAATGGGTGCCAATGCTAAGCTGCTTAGAAAGCAAGGAAAGAATGAAGAAGCTAAGGTTGTAGAGGATCAGATAAAAGAACTTGAGACGCAAGCAGAAAGAGGTGGTCCTTCATCTTATAGTTTCAATGGTATTAAGATACAGCCAATAGAAACAGAAGAAGGTATTCAGGAACCTCGTAAGGTAATTGAAAGCATGATTGACAATATGAGTGCTGCTGATTTATCAATGGCCAATATTGAAATCACCAATGACCCTGAGCTTAAAGTAAAACTACAAGATAAGATTGTTACTTCTTCTATTAAGGAGCAAGCGAGAGAAGCTAATCCAAATCTTACAGAAGAGCAATTGGATGAGGTAACAAATCTTGAAAAAGAATTAAGAAAATTAGAGGGTAATACTACGCAGATTGGCAAAGACAAAGCTGCGCAGATTCGTTCACAAATTAAAACCATACAAGAAAATGCCGTTCAAAAGCAAGCAGCAGGTGAAGTACCTGTACAGCCAACAACCGGAAGTGGCCAAGAAGTGGCGCAAGGAGTCACCAAAGCAGAACCTCAAGGCGTTACCGAAGAAGGTAAAGTCCAAGCAAAAGAAGTAAAAGTATTTGAGCTTGATGGTAAGAAGTACGAAGTAACTGATCAGGCTACAATAGACTTAGAGACAGGTAATCTTGTGCCAATAGACTTGGCTACTCAGATTACTGAACAAGGAACATTGCTTGAAACCAAACCTATTAAAGTTGAAGAGGTAGCACCTGCTGTTACAAGAGTTAAAGTTGCACCTTTCTTCAATACTCAGATTGCTACAACTCAGGAAGCTGCTCAACTCAGGCAGTCACCTGAATATCAGGGTTACCTGCAGTCTCTTAATGATATAGGGGCTAAGCTTGGTATAAAGGTTACGCCACTTGAAACTATTGGTGGGTACGAGAATGAGAAAGGCGAAAGAATTGTAGAGATCTCAAACGATGTTGATCTTGAGAACGCAACTATGGAGCAGGCCGAAGAGTTTGCTGCACTTGCCGGAGCATTGGCACCACAAGTACAAGAGGCTACAATAGCAGCTCAATATCTAAATCAAGAGGGAGGCACTGATCATAAGGCCAATGAATATACCGTAGTGGTATCAGATGTTGATGGAGCTATTGACGCCCTCAAGGCTGCAGGAATCACAGACTTCAGCATTAATGAGAAGAACGGGGAGATCTCGTTCATTGATGTACTTGACTTTACAGATCCACAATTACAGGAAAACATTGGTAACTTTTTAATTGAATTAGAATCTAAAGGAATAAATTATGAACAACAAGTCTACAAGCCCCTTAACTCGACAAGAGTTGGCAAGGCAAAAAGGAAAGCAATTCTTGGACGCATTAAAGGCACAGGGGCCGGACCTGTCCAAGGCAGGGAAAACATTCTACCGTCCCTCGAGGAGGCCGTTAGAAGAGATGCCGAGTTCCAAGGAGTCGAAGTTGATGACTACTTCAAACCAAGAGCAGGAAACAGACTTTTCAATAAGCCCATCGAGGCAGTTGCAGAAATTGCGAATAGATATTTCCAAAGAGTTTTCGGAAGGCCAAGGCCCCCATACTATGGGTCAAAAAGCTTAGACGAAGCGAGAGCCAAGCGTATCTCTGATGCGTTCGATGCAATGAAGCACGACCCCAATAACCCGGAGGTTAAAGCTGCATACGAAGCTCTTGCTAAAGAAACGCTTGATCAATACAATGAGTTTGCTAAAGCCGGATACAAGGTTGAGATAAACAACAACGAGCCATACAACAACTCTCAGGAAATGATTGACGACCTGAGAAACAATAAGAGAATGAAGATCTTCTCTACTGAATCAGGCTTCGGTGATAGCAAAATAACAGACAAACAAAGAGCCGAGAATCCACTACTACGTGATTCAGGCATAAAAGATATTAATGGAAAACCACTACTAATCAATGACGTGTTTCGTGCGATCCATGATTTCTATGGACACGCTGAACTCGGCAACTCATTCGGTCCCAAAGGGGAAGAGAACGCATGGAACGTACACGCTCGTATGTTCTCGCCCGAAGCACGCAAGGCTATGACTACAGAGACTCGTGGTCAGAACTCATTTGTAAACTTCTCAGGAGTTAACGATAGAGTTAATGAATTAAGAGAGCAAGCAAGAGCACTTCGTGAAGAAGGACTGTTTGCTCAGGCAAGGAAGAAGGTTGAAGAGATCTACGATCAGATTTCATTTGCAGATCAGAAGGTTGGTCTTCTACCTGAAGAGTTCTATCAGATTGACGAGAACGACTTGGGAGATGCTGATCGTATCCCTGAAGCTGAGGTTATGGAAGAGATTAGTCAAGAGTTGACTGAGGCAGACCTGCCCGGATACGACAGGATGATGGGCGAGATCGAAGGTGTGATAAAGAAATCTGAGAACAGAGGGGTGCCATTCAATAAGATCATGGACAATGTCATGGAGTACATGAAGAAGTCAAAGGCTTATGAGAATGCTACTGACGTACAACGTGAGGCCCTTGTTCGTGACATCAGAAGCAGATTTAAAAAGAGAGAGAAGCGTGCGCCAAGCGTAAAGAAAATATTAGGTCAGGAGAAAACTATGGTAACGGTTGACGATTACAAAATGATGGTCAATCAAATAAAACTTGAAGCTCGTGCTGCCCGTGAAGCCAAAGGTGATCTCAATACAAAAAGAAAGATGCTTACTGACGCCATTCGTAGGATGGCATCTACAGGAAAGATTGCTGCCAACAGGGTAGCTGCTCTTGTAAATAGAATAGGCAAGGTTAACCTTGATAGCAATGAGTCTGTAGAAAGACTTCTTGACTATGCAGGTAAGCTGTTTGCAGACGCTGAGTACGCCAATAAGTTAGGCGCAGCAAATACTATGCGCACACAGATACGCAAGCTTTCAAAGAACAAGGACAAGTTTGCGAACCTTCGTGACTTAGGTTCTAAGTTCGCTGAGATTGATCCATCAATGGTGGATAATATTGACGAATACAATAAGGTAGCTGCTATCATCAAGGACTCTATCAAAGGGTCTACTACTCGTGGTGCTGATGTGAAGTTTACTAATATGGTAAGAGAGGCTGACGCTACAGATTACATCAATAAGACAATGGAGGAGCAGCGTAAGAAGTTGTTCGATCTTAAGGTTGCTGAGGTTCAGGAACTGTTGGGTGTAGATGCTTCAGAGCTTACATACGATCAGCTCATGCAGATGCTTGAGAGTGATAAGCCATTGACAAAAGATAACGAAGCATTGGTTCGTTCAGCTATCAATAAGGCGTTTGATATATACTCATCTCTGATAGAAGGATCTCTTAAAACAGGCAAGGATTTATTTACCGGTGAAGATGTAGAGTATACTGCTAATCAGAAAAGAGTAGTCAAAGAGTTCATGGATATGGACCTGAACGTACTCAAACCAAAGCAGGCACTTGAAGCGGTAGATGCACTGATGAACTTCTTCCAAAACAAATCCATCGCAAAGATGGAGTCAGTTCTTTCCAAGTATAAAGGTGAGGCTGAGATGAAAGCTTTGGAAAAGAAAGGTATCAAGGCTAAGCCAATCAGTAAGTATTGGTCTAAAGGTCTTGGAAGACTTCTACTTGAGCAGACAGCGAACCTTAATATTGTGTTCGAGCGTATGTTCGGAGGCTTTACCAAAGGTGGTATGGTTGAAGATGCAATGGGTGTGAGCCAAGTAGAAAGTGGGAAGTCAAAAGCTCAGAACAAATCCAATAGTATTGTTAAGCAATACGTAGATAAGTTCTACAAGATGAAGCCTAATGGACAGGCGTTTAATACTGCCGCTAACAATGTGGAGCGTGGTATGGTTGCGTTCATGTCAAGAAATATTATTGGAACGGAAGCCGAAATGCAGGCAGAGTTTCAGAGAAGAAAGAAATTAATTGAAGAGTCAATAACAGAACTCGAGAAAGGTAATGATCAAGAGATAGAGAAAGCCAATACTTATCAAGAGGTATATGATAAGATCCTAAAAGATTCAGATAGTATTGATCAAGTACAAGAAAAAGCTGCAGAAGAAAACTTGGAAGCAGTAAACTTTTGGCAGCAGCAATGGGCTGAATCTTATGAAGAACTATCAGATGTAGCTCTTGGTGTGTATAACAAAGTGTTGGATAAGGATATTAACTATACTCCTGATAGATTCACTAAGCTTAGCTCTGATCCCGGAGAGGTTGACATCACTGCAGAAGACATGGGATTCCTTGTCAATAGTGGTACTGCTCCGTTGTACAAAAAAGAAACAGGGGTATTGATGGCTGCTACTCGTCCTGAGTCGCTTCCACAAAACTCAAAGACAGAGAAGCCAAATAGATACATCGACCTATCGTTTGATAAGAATAACTCAAACGCAATGTATGATGCACTTGTTGACATCAACACTGCAGCACCTATTCGTCAGGTACAATCTGCTCTTAACTCTGATGCCTTCAGTAGAATAATGAAAGGTACCGGAGACGAGAAGCTTCTTAGAAACAGGATTGATTTATACATAAAGAATATCCGTAACAAGAACCCATTCTCAAACGATGAGTTCTCTAAAGCAGTGAAAGGACTTAACAGACTTGCATCTATCGGTGTTGGTCAGGCTCTTGGTGGTGTGCTTCAGCCAATCAAACAAGTTGTTCCTATCGCCATGAACACGTTTATCAACGCAGGAGGCTTGGACATAAGGTCAACATTTGATACAGCAAAACAAAACTTCATTAACAAATCAGGATACGCCATTGCAAATCGTGGCGTAGAATCACAAGCTCAGATTGAGTCCCTCAATAAAATGATTGACGAGGCTGCAAAAAGCAAACCCGAACAAGCATTCAGGGCTATCGAGAAAGTAAACAATTGGTGGCTTAAGAATTTACTTGTTCGTTTTGACGTGGCCATTGCTCGTGCATCTTGGATGACGTACTACGAGCAGTCTCTTGAGAAGCAGGGTATTGATACAAAAACAATAGACTACAATAACCATAAGATTAATCAGAAGGCTGCTGACTACGCTCAGCGTCAGGTTGACCGTCAGCAGAACGTGTCTGATTCTGATCTTGCCGGTGCGCTTCTATCAAGTAAAGATGCAAGCAAGCAATTGTTTGTAAAGGTTCTTATGCCATTCGCATCGTTCAGGATGAACCAATCTGCAAGGCTTGGTTCCGATCTTGCTACGCTTACCGACAAGACATCAACTATTGAGGATAAGAAGATAGCTGCTCGATCTCTTGGTGGTTTCGCTGCGGAGATGGTTACATTCAGAGCATTGTCTGCCGGTTCAGCTTTACTCATTGCAGAAGTTGTAAAAGAATTTATGGGTAGAGAAGACGATGAGGAGAAAGATAAGAAGAAGATAGATGCCATCATGAAAGGTCAGCTTACAAGTACAGTAGCCGATGTATTCTCTCCTGCTCCGCTACTTGATAAGGCCGTACAGATGGGAGCATCTGCAGTATTAGATGCAACACAAGATGCTCTTGACATTGACGAAGAAGAAAGGCTTGAGATTTATTCAGGTAACAAACAGGACTTCTTCCAAAGCTTAGGCCTTCTCGGTATCTCAGCTTCTCGTATCAACCAATTATATGAGATGTCTAAGCTTTCTGCCGGCCTTCCATACGAGGATGACTATGGACGTAAGAAGTATCTATCTGAAGAAGACAGAGATGCTATCGGTATGTTGATTCCTATTGCAATCGTATCCAATCTTGGACTTACTCCATCAGAGGTTAACAGTATTGTTCGTTCATCACTTGCTGATGCTAAGAGATCTGCATCTACTGTTGAGGGCGGTAAGACAAGAGAAGATGTTGAGTTAGAAAAAAGAGCAGAAGGAATTTCAGGAGAAAGAAAAGAGAAGTTGGAGCAGGGTAAACAAGATAAGATCAACGCACTTGAACAACTTAAAAACGATGAGGTAGATGCTGATAAGATCAAGGCCATTGAAGATATGATTGATGAACTAAGCATGAGTGACGAAGAAAAGAAGGCCATTCAGTCTGAAAAGAAAAAGATGAAAGTAGAGAAGGATGAAAAGATGAAGGAGCTTCTTCAGGGATATGATAACAAGACTGACATGAAGCGTTACGATCCTGAACTCTATGAGCAAACCTTTGGAGAGAATAGTCAATACTATTTAGAGAACAAAGCAGAGATGGAGGTAGAGAAGGAACTGAATAAGAAGCTTCAGGAAATGGAAGACGAAGAGAGAGGCTATACTCCTGCACAGAAACGCAGACTAAAGTATCGCAACAGATTGAAGTCTTTCAAATCAAAGTACAAAAGAGACTCTGAGTCGATCAGGTAAACCTAACATACTTGAGTGATCTTTGAGAGTCAAAGTATACCATCATCTCTACATCATTGGTCGACCCATCTCTCGGTGGGCGGCCACCGATTTTTACTTCACCGACAAGTGAGAATACTTTGCCGTAAATAATACCATCATCGCAGGCCCATATCAGGACCGGGTTTAATCTCTTCTCAATAAGCTTACTCAGCTTGCTGAGTGCGACCGGAAGTGGGTATGCAGTCTTCATAGTCTTAAGCCTACCTTTTACTTCTGCGTAGGCTATGAGTGTACCATCTTTGTCAAATACTTTGTAGTCAATGTCAAGTGGTGCAAGCTTTTTAAATGATCCACCGAATATCTTAACGAATGTTTCGATGGCTTTCTTCTCCCTTATTAAGTCTTGTTCTGTTTCAAAAATCGTCATCCTCAATTAATTTAATGGTTGCTCTAAGATCACGCATAAGTTCTTTGATGTCTTCAGTTGCGAGGTGGTATTCCCGGTCCACTAACTTTTCATAGATATTGGTTATACTCTCGTGGTATCCTTTTGTCATGTAGGCTATCCGGTAGGCCCTCTCGTTTTCCTGATCAGTCATCGAACATCTTTCTTGTTTTGCGTTCAACAATAAGCTCATTACCAATAGGTGTATTGTCTTTAATGAGCTCGAATATCTTAGTAAGTCTTTTATCTTCCATCAATTCAATCTTAGATTCAAGCACACTTATTTCTTCTTGAAGCAACTGCTTTTCTATTCTCAGTACATCAACCTGATTCTGAAGTCTTATTGATCTTACCTTAAAGTCTTCATCAGATAATAAATTTACGGGTTGTTTCTCAGAAATGATGATCTCCTTACACTTTAGATAGCGTCTTAGCATCTCATTGTCGGTGTCGAGTAGCCCACGCATTGTGCGTTTATAGTGTATCACTGTTGTATGATCTTTATCCATAAACTCTCCTATCTGTGTCAATGGATAATTAAGTTCAACCATAAGAAGGCCAAACATCATGCGTGTCTCTACGACTCTACGCTTTCTATTGTTGTCAAAGATGCCATATCCCATTACCATCTCAACAACTTGCTTAACAAAATCAAAATCACTCTTTGTCTCCATAATATATAATTGCTTTCACTCCGTGTTTAATTAACTCTTTTATTCTGTACTCTTGAAGCTTTGATAACTTACCATCCGGACGCTTAACCTCGATGAACTCAACGTCAGATCCCGGAGGGATAGCTATAAGATCCGGGATGCCATTCTTATTGGTCTTCACCAACTTGATTACATAGTATCCCTTCTTCTCAAGCTCTTTAATTAATTTACTCTGTATCTGTTGTTCGGTCACTTCTTAAATAGTATTTTAAAGTAATGCTTAACACTCCACCATATCAGTAGGCGAAGTACGAAGCGTTGTTTGTGTGCCGGCTTCTTAAAGAAAGCTGCGTGTATCGTTACGACTTCTTCGAGTGGTTCATCAGATATGGTTTCCTTTCTTAGGAACTCACCTTGATTGGTAATCTTGTACCATGATTGTTGTTTCATAAGTAAAAGTCTTTTTTAAAATGGTTAACAGTATAGTCTTTCTTTTTAGTTACAGCCTTGTAGATGTCATACTCAATGCCTCCCTTACTGAACACCCAATACACATGATTGAATGCACGTTCTTTGGTAGTCATCCTGTCTTTACTTTGCCAATAACTCGTGGCACTGAAATCAATGTTGTAGTAGACTAAGTAGTCTGCTTGGCGCAAACTAATTCCTTCTCTTCCACTAACTATCTGCAAAGCTATATGCTTATCTCCATTCTCAAACTGACTAAGCTCAGTGCATAAGCTATCTCCGAATACTTGTTTAAGCGCAGACAACTCTTCCTTAAACTTATAGAAGATTCCAATCTTGCATCCGGCAAAGTATTCTTTGATGAACTCAGCCTTACTCGTATCAAGCACCATGCTATTACCACTCTCAAACTTGATAGTCCCACTACAAAGTTGATGCACCTTCATCATTAGTTTGGCCGGTGTGTCAGCAAGAATAGTCTCTTCCTTCCCCTCCACAACCAACTCCTTCTGCAACTTCTTGATCAGTGCCTTCGTACTTTCTTTTAAATCTACCTCAAGTATCTCTTCAGTTACCTGAGTAACGAACCCTGCTTCCTGCTGAGAATAGTTGATCGTATATGGTTTCATTGCCTCAAGGATTGATTCCCTGCCACCGCTATAGTCATTCACATATAGGCCATTGATCTTCTTCTTCGTTACCTTAACATGATCCTCTGCAAACTTGTAGAAAGTTTTGTATCTACTGAATGGATTGCCCGGTATGCCATACACCTGATGGTACATCTGAGAGTAGCTCTCCGGAGTAGGCGTACCGCTAAGCAGTATCACCATTGGTCTACACTTATCAATAAGATCCTTAACCATGATAGCCCTCTCGCTTGGCTTAGCGAAAGCTCCCAAGCCATGTGCCTCATCAAGAATGATCAGGTCCCATATCTCATCATCCATCACATGATGAAGGCTCTCATAGTTAATGATTGTCATCTTGTATGATGGCTGAAACATAGCATAGTCTTCCTCAATGCTACTTATGGCCTTCTTCTTGGTTACGAATAACACATGCTCAGCCATGACAGACTCGGCAATTCCAAGACTTGTTAGCGTCTTGCCGGTTCTTACCTCCATTGCCAAGTAAAGAAACCCATGCGCTCTTAGGATCGTGGATCCTGAATTGATTATATCTTTTTGATAGTCTCTAAATTCCACCTGCCTTCCTTTTTGTTCGTGTAAACTTTTGTAATAGTCCCTACTCTTTTGAAGTCGAGGAAGAATATCGGGAGCATCCTTGTACTTGTATACAAAGCTTGTCTCGATACTCTTTCCTCTTCCCGTCTTTACTTCTTTCATTTGACCCATAACCCTGCATAACAACTCGCAGTATTTAAACATTGAGTAGTCAGAGTATCCGGGCCTACGCTCCACTATCTGCATCTTCCTGTTTCTTTCTGTGAATAATTATCCACCGGCCATTGAGATCTCTTCCTTCCTCCGGGATGATACCTTCTTTGAATAGTCCGTATGAAACTAACCACTTGTAAAACTTGGTTCTGCTGATAGTCATCTTTGCCTTCGGTCCATAGTCAGGATACTCGCTGATGAAGTCGTTGTACAATTCATTCTTGTAGAGTCTTACTCCTACCTCAAGTGCCGTGTTGCGTGGCTGCCCATCAACAAGTCCGCACCATTCAATGAAGTCATGCGTAGTCTCTGCACTCAGTTGTCTGATCTTAAGGTTGACAAACTTACTCTTCACAAGTCCGGTTCTCAGGTATCCCTTCAGGCATCCGATCATGTAATTGTCGAACTCGCACCAATCATCATCGCTCCAATCCCCGAACATCAACTTACCGAACTCATCGAGTGGCGTGTACGCTTTCGAGTAGTATTGATGTAGCTCCAACTCCCACTTACGTCTTGCGAATGAGTTGCCCGATCCTTTGATGGCATAGTTGGTAGTGATCGCAATCTTAGGACTCTTACTGAATGGTATCTTGATGGCATCCTTGTTCTTCTTCTCGAGCGTGAGACCTTCGGTCACTACGCTGAAGAGTCGCTCGAAGTCAAAGTGTTTCTTGACGTCATCGAACACAAGAATCTGCGTGTCGGCAGACACCAACTGATAAGCGAAGCTTCTTTCAAAGGTGAAGCTCTTGCCGTCAATCGTTACCACCTTCTTCATCTTGGATAGAGCATTCATGAATAGTCCCTTACCGGTTCCACCCTCCGGGTTGTCGCTGATGACCTCGTCATTCAGGATCACGGCCGGACAGAAGGATAGGTTCTTATACCCATGCAGCAGGAACCCAATGGTACTCTCCATGCTTGATACCCTTCCGTCATCATCACCGCAGATGTTACGAATGAACCGCTTGTAATCACATCTACTTGTGATCTCGCACATAGTAAGATTACGATCTATCACGTGGTCCTTCCAAACGTATCCTCCAAGATCAAGGTAGTCGATCGGCTTGACCTCATCCTTTGTTATCTGCACCGCACAGTTTTTGTAGTACAAGTACGCTGCATCTTTGGTATCCTCAATGAAGTAGATCTCAATCGTTGATAGCATTGATAAGAACTCCTCCTTGAAGAACCGGGTATTGTCAGCGAAGTAGTTGTATACCTGAATGTCATCAAGCTCAAGCAGGTGGTTCAGGACGAAGTCCTTGATTTCTTTCTCTGATGTATGGTCGATCAGGTTGTTCGTAACCTTCACGAATACATAGTTCTTCCCACCCTCCGGGCAATACTTATAGAACCCTGAGTCCTCAAGGAACTGCTTAAACTGAATGTGTATTATCCTTATGACTCCCTTGTCGTTCTTGCTCCAAAAGGTCTGTTTGGCGTTCTCCTCCTCGACCTTCGCAAGCACCGCTTCTATCGTGTCTGTATCCAAGTTGGAGTCCTGCAGTTGGATACGCACCTCTTTTTTTGATACGCCACGTCTTAGCTTTGCCTTGATCTGATTCACTCTCTCCTCATCCTCGTAGTATTTTGTACCAAAATTAGACGTGTTCTGATAAGCAGAGTCAATAGTCCTCTGAATCTCTTTGATCGGGAAGTCGGCAGTAGCGTATTGGTTCAATACGTAACTCGCTAAACTCTTGTTGATCCCGAAGTCATTGAACGCCATTGCCAAGACAAAGCAGTTCTGATTGCGTTGTCCTTCTGTCATCGGGTACTTCTTCTGCCACCACTTGACAAGGATCTCAACGATCTTATTCTCATCGGTGATGGGTATGGTAGCTTGGTCCCGTAGCTTATTCACCTCCGTATACTCAGGCTCCTCAATGGTATCCCATATCGAGGAGTTCTCGTTGACGTAGATCAACGGGTCGTAAGACTCGTAGCATACCCTGCTTAGGTTCTTGGAAGTCTTGTCAAAGTAAGGGGAGTTGAAATACTTTTCAAGGCTATTGAAGTAGTTGGTATGGTTCTCGGCATCGGCCGGGATCTTGACCAACACTTTCAGGCCATTGCCTGAAGGGGAGATGAATACTGAGTATACATACTTGTTCTTACTCAGATTTTCTTTATCCTGCAATAGCTCCTTCTGTTTGACGTATCCGTCAAAGTCCAAGCATATTAGTCCACTATGCTCAATCAGGGCAGTATCGGCCCTCTTATTGAACGTACCGCTAAAGCAGATAGCCGGGAGTTGTTTCTTCAGTTCGTTCCTCTCAGGCTTCTTCTTCTCTAAGCGGATCTTTTTTACAAGCTCCTTCGTTGCTCCTTCCTTAATCCTATCAAGGATTACCCTTACGTCCCTGAAGAAGGGAGTGCTTGTCTCCTTGATGTTTTGGAAGATTGTTATATTGTATGTCATAAATGTCAAGGTTATGTCGAAAATATGTCGTCTAACTAATTGATTATTAAGTCGATGTCGATTATGTCAATTTTAACTTTACTCTATATTCTATAGAATAATAATAATATATAAAATATATATAGAGAGATAGGGAAGGATAAAAACGACATTGCTGACAGAAAAAGAAAGGGGGTAGAAACCCCCCATTCGATTAGCTATGGGACTTAAAACGGTAGATCACCATCTTCTTCCTCCGGTTCCGGAGCCGGTGCCTCTTTAGGCTTGGCCTCAGTCTTCGCCTTCGGTTCAAAGGTGTCAAGCTCTATGTAAGGGTTTCCACTGCGTCCCTTCTTGATCTGAAGGTTCACCCATCCCTTCTTCTCGTTGTTCTTGAGAAAGGTGATGGCCTCGTCAACCTTTACTGAAATACTTCCGATTACAAACTCGGGGGCTTTCTCATTACGTTTGAAGATAAAGCCGTCTGCAAAGATGCGTTCTTGATTTTCCATGATTAATCTAATGTTTCGTTAATAAAATGATTGTCTATGTCCTCCGTAGCACTCGGCCCGAAGTATTTTTCGTATACCTGAATGGCTCTCTCAACCTTCGCTTCGCCATTGGTAACAAAGTTTTCTGATGGTCTGAATACACCAAGCTGCGCCGTCTCCTTGTCGATCACGTAGAAGTACAAGGGCTTACCGAACAACTGCTCGTAGATGTAGCACTGCGAATCGTAGTTATACGCTTTGGCTGACCACTTGAACTTGTTGATGTCCGAAGTAGTCTTCAGGTCAATAATATAGTCAGGAGTAATGATGTCCGCTTTACCCTTCCATTGCATACCCTTGATGGTACCAATGGCCGGCTCCTCGTACACGTTACCTTCCCGGTAGATGTCATCGTAGAATACAATGTTGGCTTTGATCACACCCACAAGTTTATGGATCTCCTCTACCTCTTTGGTTAAGAGAGCAAAATCAAGGTTGTTATCCGCACAAAAAGCCTTATACTCCTTTGTGTTCCGGGTGCTGACGTCCACACTTACGACCTTGTCAACCTTTTCAGGTTCCAAGATCAACTGATGAAAGAGTCTACCTTCAGCAAAACTTTTATTGTCCTCCCTTTCTTCCCTGAAGGATTTGGGGTTGGTTAACAATGCTCCGATGTCAGAGTTGGAAAGGTAGTTCTTCCCAATGCCACGATAATACTCGTGGTCATCTCGTAGTTTATCAATTACTTGCATAGTTCTGCTATTTCTTTTTTAAGTGCCGGTGAAATTTTATACTTACGAGTTAGCTGCTTACCAATAGCCTCAATGCCTTGAGCCTTGTTGGCCGTAACATACTTGACTACATTGTTCCAATTATCTGTACCCTTCTTGAGTTCGATCAAGTCTCCCTCTGTTTTCTTTGGTTGGGCTGCAGCCGGTGGAGTTGCAGGTGCCTTCGCTTTCTCCTGAGATTCAGATTCAGGAAGATCTTCTCCTGCATAGATGTAGATCCCAAGTCCAAACATGGCAAGGTTCTTAACAAGACAACGCATCATGGTTTTGTTGATGTCAAAGGTTGTAGCGGCCTCGACACTCTTGTCCCCATACTTTGTTGAATAGGAGTAAGCCTTCTTCTTCATGCTCTTGTTCTTCCCATCCATTACCGGCAGCCACATCTCAAGTGTCTGTCCTTCGATGGTTACGGAAGTGTGGCACATGAATCCCAAGTCCTCATCGTAATCGGTTGGAAGAATAGTGTAGGATGCGTCCGGGCATTCCTTCTTGGTTACAGACCATGCCCAAGCCCACGATAAATAAGTGAGGCCGTCCTTCTTTTCGACATGGTCATTGACGTTGATGCTTGACAGTCTCTCGAAGACCGTCAGTTTTTTTTCTGACATAATTGTAGGTTTATAAGTGATTAAATGAATACTGCTTTCTGAATATCCTTGACTATTTGCATATAGTCAGCATCTTCCTTGACACGTTTCTCAACATTGCCAATTCCGTAGATCAATGTAGAATGCTTGATCTCGTAGCCATTGTCGGCCATGTATTTCTGAATGTAATTCAATCCCATTGGACGCTTGTAGCATAGATAGTAGAGTAAGTATCTTGCGTCAACGAGTTCTCTCTCCTTTGTTTTAGAGAATAATTTTTCCTTGTTTATTCCAAAGAGTTCTGTAACTCTTTCCACATACTGATTAAAGATGTCAACTTTCATTTGATTTGATTTAATTGGACGTCAAAGATAGTGAATATGTTCAATACTCGTCAAATTTTTTTACACATTTTCCCTATGAATACTATCATAAACAAGGTTTATGATATGTGAACATGTATAATTATGGTTTAATATCTGAGTATCTTACGTAGATGTATCCGTTATGGAGTATCTTGTCCGCTTCTGCCCACTTATCCACATTGCATTGGCATTGGTAGGGGACCTCAATGCACACGTATTTTTGGTAGTCGAAGGCCACCTGAATATCCGATCTCTCTGTGATTGGTATCCGGTAGGTCGTTCCTTCCTTCTGCCATACCGCATACAGATCAAAGATCTTGGTGTCATAGATAACGAACGCCTTACTTGATACGTCCATGTAATACATTCCGTCCGGTGATTTAAAAAACTTTTGCATATAACTTTTTTATAAGGTTGTAACAATCATAGAAAAAGAAAAAGATATACACGCTACTGATCACGATCACAAAGATTGGTGTCGCAATAAATATGAAGTAAAAAAACTCCATGAGGATCTTTATTCTCTCTTTCATTTTAGTTGGGATTGATGTCAGGAAATTTTGTTTTCTCCTCTGCAAGAAACGCAAGGGCCGTGATGATCAAGGTCCCAAAATTTTGATCGTTCATAATGGCTGCCGCCAACGTGGTTACGATGTCCTTCAACTCACCTTCGATGTGGACCTCAACCCTTCGGTCGATCTCGTGTCCTCTGATTATTATTTCTGTCATGATTTTATTGCTTTAAGTTTACTTCTGATCATACCCGGATAGTCAAGGTTGTAGCGGCTATATACCTTCTCAACCGCTTCCCACTTTGTATGGGCCACGATGGTCCTGATAAGTATGTTCCCGTAGTATACCTTAAAAAGAAATTCTCTCTCCATGTTGTTCGTGTTTTATATCCTTGCCATAGTACACTACTCGTGGTACCGGGTACACATCGTATAGTGCATCAAGGTAGGCAAGAAATTGTTTGCGATCCTCCTCGCTTAAATAAAGTAGTCGATCATTCAGTCCCTGAATGAGGACGATTCTCTCATCATGTGTCATAGTATTGTATTATGAATGGTGATTGATAATAAGATACCCGTCAGGTGAATAGCCCATACAAGGCGCATCAATTTAGTCAGCCACTCGTCCTCCTCTATCTTCCCGGTAATGATTACCGCAATGATCGTGGCTACCGCCATGACAATAGTTGCCCATACCGGCGTACAAAATACCGATACGTACGTTGGCGTTACCGCCAATAGAATTGTTAAATACTTGTTCATTTTGATTTGATTTCATTTATTATGTCAATAATTACAGACAGATTTAAGTCCCCTAATCCAAAAGTCATCTCGTCATCAACGCCATCACTTAAGGATCGTCCTATAAATTTAAGTCCTTTTTCTACTCGAACGATGGCATACTCTGTATAATCCCCATGCTTACCAACCCAATATGTTATTGGCAAATCATAGATAACATTCATATCATCGTCCTCATCTGTGTCGTGGGGCCATAACACAACGCCTTCGCTAACCAACTGCCTCAACTCTTGTGTTGAATCATAAGCAAGTTGTGAATACCGGGCTTCAAGATCCGGTTTCTCTGTCCGCTTCTCCCATTTGTTTACTATTCTCTCGGCTTCATCAACGGCATCCCCCATCTCTCCTAATCCCATCTCATCGTTTGACATAATCCAATCGTAGATTTCATCTACAAGGTCCTTTCTTTGTTGTTCGTTTAACATTTGATTTAATTTTAATTGTGATTAATAATTCTGATTATCCAAGTGTCTGATATTTGTTCGTTATTAAATGCGTTCTCGAATCCCTGAAGCGTCCATACTTTACCCTGCTGCTCGGCAAGGTCCATAAAGTTATCGTCATCAAGGTCCCATACCGGGATCTCTGTATCAAGTTCGTACAGATCAATAGCGTATACTCTTGTTTTCATTGTCCTAAAATTTTATCGTTATACAATTCTTTTATCCCGTTGTCCGTATAATGAATGAATCCTCCTTCGCTGAAAAACTTTGTAAGTTCCCTGACCAACGAAGGTTCACCTAAAAAATAATCCAATTCATACCTTGTCAATGCCCGGATCATCTCCTCCCGGCTCGGCTCCTCTAAGGACTTTTTGTAGGCAAGGACTTCATCCTCTCCCATGCACCAAACCTTTTCGCATTCATCATACGTCTTGAAATAATAAATGTCATCAAGTCGTCCGCATAAAAAGATAGGCTGATGCTCACCCTGATACTCCATGTAGGTTAACTCAATTCCTCTCATCACGATCCATACTTGAGTATCACTTTCTGCCGTGTACTCAATTCGTTCGTCCGGGCATTGATCATAGTACACTCTGAATAATGTCCGCATCTTTTGTTCGTTTGTCATTTGATTAAAATTTGAATGTTATGTATTTTATGTTGTGGTATGTTGCGAAGATCAAACCAACGAAGCAATCCCTCTCTGTATCCAAACGTAACTTCCTTGCCCGTTGCTATTTCAAAAATCATGTACTTCTTTTGCATTGAAGCAACGTCATATCCGGGTATCTCCCGGACATCGTAGGTGCATGATTCGTAGTGCAAGGATTCTTTTAACTCCTTCAGTAGTTTGGTCTGCTTCTCTGATAACTCAATTAGTTTGTCAATACTCATGGCATAAATTTTTAAGGTTCCAAATGGGTATCATCGTCCTCGTCCGTTTCTTCTTCTTCTTCATCGTCCTCGAAATCATCCTCGTCAATGTCGAACAAGTAGTCATAATCTGAAAAGTTTTCAGAAACATTCTCTGCAATGATCTCAATGTTTTCACATAGATCGTCCGTGCCTACACTACTCATCGTTACAAGGTTCCCGTATCCGTTGTACGTTACCCAATCATGGGTATAGTTGTAGTCTCCATAAGATACGGCCCGGACGGCCTCCATCATGTCGCTGAAATTGTCCGCAAAAAAGTTGGCATCGTTTGAATAGATCTGATCGTCCGGATAATTTACGTTGTCGCAATACGTGTTATTCAGTTGTACTAACTGATCACTATCGAAGCAATTTATTTCTTCGATAATTGCTTTTAAAAATTTTTCTTCTTTAGTCATGGCGTTTAAATTTTAATGTTGTTTTCAAATAGATTATCCTTTGCGTATTCGATTATTTCTCTTATCGTATCCGTATCTGCCCATCTTTCAAATTGCATAAGCATTCCTTCGGTCCCTAAAACTTTCAACAATTTGTTATATTCTGTAGTGGTATGTTCATCATGTGAAACAATACCGGCAATACCTAAATAAATTTTACTCATCGCTGATAGTTTTAAAAATGATTGAGGTTAATATGTTATTGGTTTCAGGATCGAATAGATCCTCGTCAACGGACGTAATTATTTCCACGTCTGAATCATCATCGTAACGATAATTCAGGGTAACTTTTGATAAGTCAATGCCCGTCTCTGTAATTTCATGCAGAAATTCGTAAAGTTGTTTTGCGTTCATGCCTGATTAAATTTTATTTGTTAATACTAAATATCCGATCTTATGAAACGATGTTCCGGCATCGTTATCCAATGCAACCCGTTCGGTCCCGTCCGTATCTTCGTATATGGACGCAATCATGTACCCGGCCTTCATGTATTCGTTGGCCCGGTTACTTTCTTCAGGAGCAAATAATTGATAGTCTCCCGTTTCTGCATCGTCATTGTTTACTTTTACAAGTTGATGCCCATGTTTGATAAAGAAATCTGTTTTGTTCATGCTGATTAAAATTTATTTTTTATGTATGATATTTCACTCTGTAGGTATTCAGTTGCTTGATACCTTACTTCATCTTCTGATATTTTTAGGTTACGTCCGTCTTTAAATTCTATGTATATGTTATTGTCACTTACGTAAAATTTTTCGTCCGTTGTAATATTTGCAATGTTGTTCATTGCATACTGCAAAATTTTGTCGTTCATTTGATTATAATTTTTCGTATTTAATAAAAATTTCATGAATTTCTTCAAGGTTATTCATGGCCGTTTCAATACTATCCAATGCACTAACATTATACTTTTCGCTGATCATTAAATTTTCATGGCCGTTTCTTTTCAGGGCCTGATCAATATTTCTTAAAACGGATCCAATGTTAAGCAACTTTGTACCGGCTTCATGTTTTACCCTTGCTAATAGTTCGTAATTATCCATAAGATAATTTTATGGGGCCGGGACTGATCCCGGCTCCCGGTTAATTAATTTGCTTTTTCGTATACTGATTCGCCGTTGCTGAAGGTCCCTATTTTTCTGTATTGGTTCCAATATTCAGAAGCCTGATCCCAATTATCCCGGATCCAATTTAGTGCCTTCTGTCTGTCTGTTTCGTATTCCTGATCGTCCATGCTATATTCCAACGGGCCTTCATCAACACGGATCGACAAGGTAGCAAGGCCGCAATATTCAGAAAGGCCAATTTCGGTCCCGTATCCTTCTAAAATTATATGCGTTTCCCGGCCGTCCCAACGGCTACACTTATCGAAGCCGGGATATTTGTCCGTTATATATTCCTGAATGTCTGATATAACGTCCGAAGCATCCCATAATTCGTCCGTTTCAACGTCTGTATCGGTATCTTCATCGTATACCCATAATGTTGGCCACTGAAAATAATTTACCCTTTCTGATCTGTTTAAATAATCTACTGAACGTCCCATAATTTTATTTTTTTGTAGGTTTAAAATAGGGACCGGCCGTAACCGGTCCCGGTTATTTAAAATAATTGATTAATTACCGGCCATGAAATAGTATGGCATCCAATTTTTACATGATCGAGAGTATTCTCGATCAATGTAAAGCCGTCTATCTTTTCACCTTTCACGTCTGATCCGTTGCGCAATTTTGCCAATAAACGAAGCCCGGCCTGAAGATCTACCTTTGCTCCTTTCGTTGTCTCAATTAAGCGGCCGTCCCTTGATATTCGCAAATGTACCGGGATATTGTAAAGTTGGCCGTTGTATTCATGCTGAAGCCACTTTGCCAATAATTCTTTGGCCTTTTCAAGTTCCTTCTGTTCTTTTGCCCGTTGGCGTTCACCTTGTGTATTTCGCAAATGTTCGGCCTTGATCCGGGCCGCTTCGTAATTTTCAGGACGGGCCGGGATCTCAATGTTAAAAAGTTGGCATATTTCAACGATCGTTTCATAACGTCCGGCCGCTTGACTGAATGAATAAAAGTTGGTCCGGGCCTTGATTTGATCATGGCATAAATTTTTACATTCCACAAGCATTGCGGCAATTATTCCGGGCAAAATGTCTACACTGATATAGTGTTGACGATTGTACGAATAAGTTGATCCCGTTGCAAAGGGTACCTTAAAAGTTGGTATCCCGTCCGGTATTGCGGCCCAAACGTGCGCCGTATGTTTGGCCGTTGAATTTGAATACCCGTTGGCATTCACGAAGCAAACTTTTTGGCCGCCGTCCGTTTCTAAAAAACGGGCTATTTCGTAATGATGCCCGTAACTATAAATAACCGGGCCATAAAAGAACATGCTTGAAGCACGGCCTTCGTGTTGCAACTGATTTGCCCAAACGTGTGCAAGTTGTGAATTTGAACTGAATACTTTTTTCATTTTACTTTGATTTGTAGGTTAGAAAATAATTATAAGAAGCAAGGCCGCAAACGGCCGTAAGGATCGAAGCCATACATAAATTCACGGCCGTTGGATCCGTAAACATGAAGAACATGGCCGGGATCATGAAGGTCATGAAGGCCAAATAAATTGTAGCGAATAAACAGATCATTTTTTTCATGATATTTAATTTAATTGGTTAAGACGGGCCGAAGCCCGTTTCGACTACTAAAGTCTCTTCAGTTAACCTAATACCCTTTCCCTTAATGCTTCAAACTGAATAAGAACGTCCGAAGCCGTTTTACCCTTCAGGCCATAATATTCCTTAAGATCCTTCAGTTTTATTTGTCTGTTGCCGATACCCTTTGCCATAAGTTTTAAATAAAAGTGATGAACGCTTAATTGATAAGCGAAATAATTAACGGCCTTACCTTGATAATTAACAGAAGGAGCCTGCAACGTACCTTCGTTTACTTGCTGAATAGCGTGTTCAAATTTTGTCATGATGTTTAAATTTTGTTTGTTAGTTGATCAATTCGAGTGCAATATACGTTCAATTCATGTTTAATTCCAAATTTATTTTAAACTTTTTTTGATATTTTTTTGAACGAGTAATAAACACGCTGATTATCAATGAGTTATGGGTAAAAGTTTTTTTCAGGTTATCCGGGATCATTACAACGGGACGGGTATAACCCCGCCTTTCTGTTCATGTATGCTTTGAAATAGGATCGAAGCAAGGGACGGGAGCCGGGACGGAAAAGAAGGGACGTCCGGGATCCGGTGAAGGTCCGGGACCGGGTACCCGGTCCGGGATCATGGGCCGGGATCATGCCGGGATCATGTAGCAAAGGGAAAAGCCAAAAAGTTGCACGAAGCCGGGACAACTTGCACCCCCACCCCTGCAAAAAAAATCCGTTTCGGAAACCGGGGCGGCTGCGTCAAACCGGGGTATAACCCCGACACTGTACTTATCTAAACTTTTATTAACTTTATACCATGTACAACGATTTAACGGTTAGGAACGGTAGGCTTATTAACAATCGTCCTAATAGTGTTACCGGTATTCAACAGGCTGCTCAGATTAAAAAGGACTTGAAGCGTGAACAGAAGATTCAGATGATGGCTGAAGCTGTTTATCGTGGAGATAAGATGTCCGATTTGAGTGAGTCTTTGAAGGAAGGAAAGCGTTATTAGACAAAAATTGTACAGGTCTACTTAAGAAGGGGAGGGATCACAGTTGTGGTTTTTCCCCTTCACTCTTTTAAATACCCGATTATCTGTCATTGCTGTGTCGTTTTTATGTCGATTTCTATTTTCTAACTATTTGATTTTCAATTTACTGATAGATTATGTCGATTTTAACTTTACTTTCTAATGGGAAAAATCTATATAAAAGGAGGAATATATATATATATAATAGGGGAGAAGAACTCGACATATAGCATGTCGTAGTTGGGGTTATACGTAAATTGAACAATAAATAAATATTCTTGTTTTTATAGAAGGAATCGTTTTATATTTGCTTCACAATGGTTACCATTGTGAACTAAATCGAATCAAATGGAATACTCACCTAAAGAATTGGTCTTTGACGAAGTCGGCAGAGTTAAATTAATTTCCGGCATAAAGAAGATTTCAAGTGCTGTTAAGAGCACACTTGGTCCATCCGGTAATACAGTACTTATTGAATCCCCCCAACATACGCATGGCATCACCGTCACCAAAGATGGCGTGACGGTTGCCAAGGCGGTTGACCTACTTGATCCTGTCGAGAACCTTGCGGTTAAGATGATGAAGGAGGCGGCAGACCGTACGGCTACATCAGCCGGTGATGGTACGACCACGGCTATTGTCTTAACGGAGGCGTTGGTTGAGGGGGGTATGAATGGTATTAAGCCACACCATAACAGGACCGAGGTCCTTCGCAATATGGTGGAAATAAGTAACAAGGTGGTGGATAAGCTGCGCAGGCGCAGTAAGAAAGTATCGGGCAGCATGCTGAACGATGTGGCTACTATCTCGGCTAACAATGACCGGGAGATCGGTAGGATCATCGCCGAAGTGTATAAAGACGTGGGGCGCAGTGGCATTGTCACTGTGGAGCGCAGTCAAACTCAGGACACCTATGCTGAGACCACCAAAGGGTTGAAGATCGACAGGGGTTATTTGAGCCCATTGTTTATAAACGATCAGGGTAGGGACGAGTGTGTTTTTGAGGACGTGATGGTACTTGTGGCTGACATTGAGATTGGGAACATTTTGCAGATCGAGAACGTATTGAAACCAATTATCCAAGAGGGTAAGAAGCTTCTGATCGTATCGAACTGCCACGTGAATGTGGTGAATACGCTTGCGGCTAATGTGATGAAGAACAACTTGAAGCTTTGCGTGGTTCAACCACCGAGCTTTGGGTACAAGCAGCACGAGCTGATGCAGGATCTTGCGGTGAGTGTCGGAGCGACATACTTCAGCGAGAAGACCGGTGATGACTTATCGCAGATAAGTTATACCGACCTCGGCCATGCGGCTAAGGTGGTGGTGTCGAAAGATAAGACCATCATCCTAAAATCTGATTTGAGGATAGACGAAACCAAGATCGAGGAGAGAGTAAACCAACTTTGGGATGCGCATAAGGTAGCAAAGAGGAAGGCTGACAAAGATCATCTGTTAGAACGTATAGCGTCTCTAACGGGAGGTATTGGTGTGATCTACGTAGGTGGTAACACTGACCTTGAGCAGAAGGAGTTGTATGATAGGGTTGACGATGCGGTGTGTGCGGTAAGGTCTGCACTTGAGGAAGGGATCCTTCCCGGTGGTGGCAAAGCCTTGTATGAAGTACAAGTCTACGATCTCGTTGGCGAAGTAACCTCCGAAGAGCAGGACATCGCTGCTTCAATTTTGGATGCGGCACTCAAGGCTCCGCTTACTCAGATACTGACAAACGCAGGGCTGAAGGTCGAGGACCATTATACCGTTGACATCTCCGATGGCATCGGTCTGAATGTGAAGACTAAGGAGGTCGGAGACCTCATCAAGATGGGTGTCATTGATCCACTTAAGGTGACACGCTCAGCACTACAGAATGCAGTGAGTGTGGCTACTACCATCCTTTCAACCAATGCGATCATCACAATGGCAAGAAGTTATGAAACTAAGTAAGATACTCGAGGATTACGAGGACGTGTTAATTGCTGATGGGTTTGATGACGCTGTCATTGGGATTGAGCCTATGACCATGAGGGTGGTGTATAACATTGACAAGGTGATTGAGATACTGATGGATCAGGGAATGGACCATGATGAGGCGATTGAGTACTACGAGTTTAATATTGTTGGAGCCTATGTTGGCGAGCAAACCCCATTATTCGTAAATACTTATGCAAGTAGGGACTGAGAACGTAGCATATCCGATGGAGTGCGAGCAGTGCAACTATAAGTGGCTTGCTATGGTCGAGGCCGGCAAGATTGAGTGGACGGAGTTTCATGTGGAACTGCACCATGGCGATTTGCTTGAGTGCCCTAAGTGTGGGCATTGGAGCGAAATAGATAGAGATAACTAAAGCAAAACTTATGAAGGCAATAGGAAAAAACATAGTAATCAGGCAAGTAGACGAGGAGATCAAGACAGCGTCAGGGCTTGTCCTGTCAGGTGAGGACACCAATCAGCTACGCTACAAGCGTGGCGTAGTAGTGACTCCCGGCACTGAGGTCCTCTCCATCTCTGAAGGAGATAATGTGTACTACGACAAGGCGCAGAGCTATACCATGATCATTGGTGACGAGCCTTTCACGATTATTCAGGAACGTGATGTTGTAGTTGTCCTGTAGCCCGGGCTTCTCTGTTTGCTTTGTTCATATTCTTGATAAACTCCCGGTACATCTTATCGGTATAGCTTACGTTCTTTTTGAACATAGGGTTATTGCATACTGTTTCGGGTATCTCTTCCCCGTTCAGTTTCTTGTATATTGAGGCGATCATTCGCTTAGCCTTGAACGATAGGTTGTAGATAGCTCGTTGGCCTTTTGTGCCCGGTCTAAAGTTCTCGATCCATCCATCTTTGAGTAATCGACCGAATCTTCCCCGGTCCCAAGGGATTATTTCTTCAAACTCCCTGAATTTACTGATTTTGAAATATGGCTCTGAGTACAAGAAAAGGAGCATATCAAGATCTGATTGGCTCAAATTGTACCGAGTTTTAGTATATTGACAAACAACTCTCCAATATTTTAAATAATCTGATTTCATTTTATTACATTTGTGTACAAAGATAGAACATGGAATCTGCAAAAGAAATAGCTTCCAAGCATTTGGGCAAAAATGCTATCAACTACATCACACTTCTTGTGTTGATCGGTGTTGTCAGTTCTATGTTTTTGGATAGCGGTGTTCTTCCTGCAGTGATTGGACTTGTTGCTACGAGTTCAATGGCTTTGATTGGAATACTTCAACACATTGTTGGAGCGAAAGACAAAGAAGACAAACCTGAGATAACTATCATCAAAGAGTTGATTACTGAAGTATCGAAAGACAAAACAGAACCAATGAAGGTTGATGTTGAGAATGGTAGAGTTACTGTATCCAAAGGCAAAGATATTATCACCAATAAAACAAAAGAACATGGACACACCGTGCACAAAGAAGGTTCAGGGCATCACGATGCCAAAGCCAAAAAAACCAAAGAAATAATTTCTAACCCTCAAAAATCAAAAGCAATGAAAAAAGCAAAACCAAATTTGCCTGCTTCTTCTATGCTTCAGCCACCTGTATCTTCCGGCAAAGGAATGGTAAAGAAGGCTGCTGCAAAGAAAGTTGTTAAAGCCGTTATGAAGAAAGCTGCAAAGAAGAAGAAGTAATGGCAACTAAAAGCAAAATGAAATGTAACCGTGTCGTGGCTTCTGATAGGCCCGGCAAGAAGCGGATGGTGAAGGCCTGTGCAAATGGGCAAGAGAAACTTATTCACTTCGGTGCCGAGGGCTACGGCCATAACTACAGTGCTGCGGCACGGTCTTCATTTAAAGCGAGGCACAAGTGCTCGTCAGCCAACGATAAGTTATCTGCGAGGTATTGGGCTTGTAAAAATTTGTGGGCAGGTCCGGGGGGATCGACACAATCTTCACCGAAATCGAAAAAAGGAAAATATTAAGATCATGGATTATAACAGCATACCATTCCGCAATAGAGATATTGACGTGATCACAAAAAGAAAAGAAGGCCCAAACAGAATAGTGAGCAAAAGAATCACTACGTTAGAGGATGGCTCTACAAGAGTTGGCAAAGAAGTTGTCAACAAGCGTGGCTACAAGAGCGTAGAGAAAATTGATGGCAAGCGCACAAGCATAGGTAAATCTTACTAAGATGCCAAAGGACGCATGCTATAAAAAAGTAAAGGCAAGCTACGATGTGTTTCCGTCTGCAAGGGCCTCACAGGCTATTGCTAAGTGTAGGAAACAATCGGGTACTGTTCGCAAAAGTGAACAGGGCACTGCATTGAAAAGATGGCAATCTGAGAAGTGGGTTGATACCAAGAGTGGTAAGGCATGTGGAGCCGGTGGCAAGAATGAATACTGCCGACCAACCAAGCGAGTTTCCTCTGAGACACCAAAGACGAAGAGTGAGATTAGTTCATCAAAGCTCGCAGCGAAAAAAGCTGAGAAAAGTAGAGTTGGAATGGGTAAAAGAGTTTCCAAAGTTTAGTATATTTGTTTCATAAATTAAAAATCAAATCAAATGGCAACAAAAGTTAACAAATCAAACGCAGAGTTATTAGATTTAGTGCGTGCACTGAACATGACTCCGGCAGAAAAGGGTAGCAAAACAGAAGCGAAACTTAAGAAGATCGCTGAAAAAATCAAACCTCTTTTTGAATCGTACAACGAGAAAAGAGAGGACATTCGTCTTGATCACGCATTTGTAGATAGCAAAGGTGTGTTGGAGCTAAACGAGAAAGGTGAATACAAATTCACTAAGGATGGCATCAAGGCAATGGCAAAAGATATGAAGAAACTACTCGATGACACTTTTGATTTTTATCAATTTACATTTTCAACAGAAGGCATCGAAGACTTCAAATTCCTCGCAGGATGGGTTGAAGGCATAGAGCCTGAAAAACCATCAGAGGAAGATGAGCAAGTTTAGTAAACTTTCTGAGAAGATACAAAAGAAGCAAGGCATTGGTTCCGAAAGAGCCAATGCCATTGTTGCTTCTATAGGTCGTAAGAAATATGGTAAAACTAAGTTTCAAAAAATGGCAAGTCATGGAAGAAAAAAGTAAAGGGCTCGGAGATACGATTGAAAAGATCACAACTGCTACCGGAATCAAGAAGGTAGTAGAGACTGTTGCAAAGGCTACAGGTAAAGATTGTGGCTGCGCAAAAAGACGTGATACACTAAATCGTGTATTCCCATATAATAATAATAACGAACAACCAAAAACAAATTAATCATGGCATATCAAAAACTCCAACCATCGAGAGCTGCTGTTGTTACAAAGAGTGACACAGTAGATATTCCGAATCCGGGTAATGGTGAAGTAGAAGGATGCGTATTGTATGTTGGTACAGGAGGAACACTTCGTGTACTTACTGCAGCAGGCGATGACATCACGTTTACAAACGTAGCGAACGGAACCTTTCTTCCTGTTCAAGTAATCAGAGTGTTTGCATCAACAACAAACGCAAATAATATTATTGCATTATGGTAATCGCAATTACAATACAAGTTAAATGAATCCGCAAGAAAACAACAGGCTTGATTATATGGCAGCAGAGTTAGATGCGCTGAAAAAAGATATGGCTGATGTGAAGGCTATGGTTACAGACATGTACCATATTTTATCCGGAAACCCAATTGATAAAGATTCAAGTGGGATGATCGGAGATTTGCGTGCAATGAAAAAAGAAGTGTATACGCTAAAGGCTGAGATAAAAAAATATAAAGCTTACTTCTATGCTCTTGTTACGCTTGTTGGACTTGGGGCTTTAAAGGCAATCATTGAAATACTGAAAGGATAATGGCGAAGTCTGTTTCAAATATAAAGAAGATTAGTTTCGGAAAAAGAAAGTCCGGTGTAGCTAAGAAGTCGTACAACAAACATAGTCCAAAACCAAAAAAATATAGGGGGCAAGGAAGATGAAAAAATTTTTTGAATGGTCAAAAGGATTCCTCTCTGAGAACGGAGAGGCTTCAAGTAAAAGATTCGTAGGGGTATTCAGCGCAATCGTGCTTTGTTGGACTCTTTACGCAAACCATGACGCAGTTAATGAACCGTCAGAAGCTTTAGTTTATTCAGTAGCTGCATTATCTGCTGCCGCTTTAGGCATCAGTGCTGCAGAGAAAATATTTAAGAAACCTACGGACAATGAAAATAAGTAATCATCTATCTCTTTCTGAGGTAACAAGAAGTGAAACTGCAAAGCGAAAGGGTATTAGTAATACACCAACTGCTGAGCATTTAGAGAATTTCAAGATTCTTGCTGAGAATGTATTTGAAAAGATAAGAACTCACTTCGGTGTGCCAATCCATATCAGCTCCGGCTATCGCAGCAAGGAGTTGAATGATGCGATTGGTGGAAGCCAAACAAGTCAGCATAGCAAAGGTCAAGCGATTGACATTGATATGGATGGAAGCAGCAATGGAGTTAGTAACGCTGACGTATACAATTTCATTAAGGACAATCTTGAGTTTGATCAATTGATTTGGGAGTTTGGTACAGATAAGAACCCTGATTGGGTTCACGTTTCTTATGTTAATGGACCTAATAGAAAGCAAAAATTAAAAGCTGTACGAACTAATGGCAAGACTTCTTACGTTAATATTCCTTAGTACCTTACTGTTATCTTGTGTAACGAGAAAGGTCGCTATAACAAAATCACAGGTTGAGACACGTGTGGATAGCGTTGTAGTAGAAAAGAAGGATAGCGTAGCAGTTCAGCAAAATGCGATTAGTATAAAAGAAGACGTTGAGGAGGTAGAGATAGTACCATTGGATACCACAAAACCAATGGTTATTGGTGGGAAGGAATACATTAATGCAACGGTTAAGATAAAAAAGAAGAAGAAAGAGGTCATTGATACAACAAAAATAACTGTTGTAAAGTCAGAGCAGAAGCAGACGCAGGTTAAGAAAGAGGAGAAGAAGGATACGTTTGTGAAGGCAGTGGATAAAAGGCCGAGTTACTTTAATTTATGGTGGCTATTACTGATACCTTTAGTGGTATGGTTGGTCAGACGCTATCTCTTAAAATGAGTATATTTGTTGAACAATGGCGAAGATAAGTACATACCCGATAATATCGACTCCTACGCTGAACGATCTGTTGATCGGAACAGACGTAGAGAATCTTAATAATACCAAGAACTTTACGATAAGTGAGATCGGTAACCTCATCGGGCAAGACTATGTGCCTTATGTTGGAGCCACCGGTAACGTAAATCTTGGAGCATTTAGTATTGAAGCCGCTGCTTTTATTGTCCCGGGCGGTCTTGCATCACAATTTGTCAAGGCTGATGGATCTCTTGATTCAACATCATACGTTCCATTTGCAAGAACAATTACAATAAACGGGACAACTTATGACCTGTCAGCAGATAGGACATGGGATCTGCCTACAATTGACAGCTTAACCACTACGGGAACGGGTGGAGCTGCTACTTATATTGGTAAAGTTTTAAATATCCCTGTGTATCAATCGCAGGGAAACTACATAACACAGCTTAGTGGTGAAGCAACAGCTTCAGGACCGGGCAACGCTACCGTTACACTTGATAATGCTGCGGTAATTGCCAAGGTTTTGAGTGGATTGAACGTAACAGGCGGTACTGTTGTAGCAACTGATAGCATTTTGCAGGCGTTTGGCAAGGTACAAAACCAAATAAATGGTTTATTTGGCGGCGTTACCTACCAAGGTGTGTGGAATGCGGCTACAAATAACCCGTTTTTGCAGAGTGGTGTAGGTACAAAGGGCTACTACTATGTAGTAAACGTAGCAGGTAACACAAATTTGGACGGTATTACTGATTGGAAAGTCGGTGATTGGGCTATATTTAATGGATCGGCTTGGAATAAGGTAGATAATACTGACGCAGTTGTAAGTGTTAATGGGTATGTTGGGGCAGTTGTCCTTACTTATAGCGATGTTGGTGCTCCTCCGGCCACAAGAACCCTTACTATCAACGGAACAGGCTATGATCTTAGTGCAGATAGGTCATGGACAGTGGGTGATGTGCGTACAGATGGGTCTTATGCCAATCCTTCATGGATTACTTCACTTGCTTGGAGTAAGATTACAGGAACGCCCACTACATTGTCCGGTTATGGCATCACTGATGGCGTATTAAATACTACTACCCTTACAATTAACGGTACAGGGTACGATCTTTCAGCGAATAGGACATGGAATGTAGGTACCGTAACGAGCATTGCTACAAGTGGACCGCTTACAGGTGGAACAATTACCGGTTCGGGTACAATTGGTATCACGCAAGCCGGCCCTACGTCAGATGGTTACCTTAGTGCTGCTGATTGGAACGAGTTTAATGATAAACTTAACGACTTAAGTGCTACTGCTCCTATTACTTATGTGGCAGGAGTGATTGGAATTACGCAATCCGGGGCAAGCTCTAATGGATACTTGAGTTCAACCGATTGGAATACCTTCAATAACAAGCAAGATGCGCTTGTTAATCCTGTTACGGGTACGGGGACGGCATATTACCTACCAATGTGGAGTGGAACGACTACGCTTACAGATAGTCCACTATCTTACTCATCAGATACATTTACCTTCAACTACAATACTGCTACAGGTGGAGTAGTAACTTTTGCAAATAGTAATGGTACAGCGTATGCTTACACTATTACGATGAACAACTTTGGGTCACCAAGGTCAACTGTTCATAATTATACTGATGGAGTAGTTATTCAGAGTATTGGTGCTACACAGGTTTCAAAAATATTTGCTAATGGCAACACTATTATTGGTGATGGCATTAACGACACAGGACATAAGCTAACTATAGAGGGAGATCTCTATATTGAGACTATAACAAACGCAGCCACTGACACAGATAAATTCTTAGTGTCTGATTCAGGGGTTATTAAGTATAGGACAGGTAGTGAGGTGCTTTCAGATATTGGAGCTGTTCCTACAACAAGGCAGCTTACAATTAACGGCACCTCCTACGACTTGTCCGCAGACAGATCATGGAGCGTAGGCACAGTCACTTCAGTAGATATGAGTGTGCCTGCAGGGTTCACTATCTCAGGTAACCCTGTTACGGGTAGTGGTACGCTTGCTGTGGCGTTTGCTGCAGGGTATTCACTTCCTACAAACGCAAGTCAAGGAGAATGGGACGTTGCTTATGACAGAAGTCTTACTTCTGCTGCAGTTACAGGTACGACTACAAAGACATTAACATTAAATCAGCAGGATGGTGGAACCATTACTGCATCATGGACTGATTACGATACCGCCCCGGTGACAAGTGTGTTCGGAAGGACAGGGGCAATTATAGCTCAGTCGGGCGATTATACAACGACCCTTGTTACCGAGGGCACTAATTTATATTTTACTGACAGCAGAGCTCGCTCTGCCATCAGCCTTACTACTTTAGGTAGTAGTGGCCCTGCAACATATAGCAACCTTACAGGTGTGCTTAATATTCCTGACTATGGTTCTGTTCTTACGGGATATGTTCCATATACAGGTGCAACACAAGACGTTGACCTTGGGTCGTATGGCCTTATTACTGACTTTGTTAGATATAATTTATCAAGCAGTAACATTCCTTCTGCTGCAGGAGTTATGTGGTGGGATAATATTGAGGGAACAATTAGACTTTCTCTAAAAGGAAATACATATAATCTTCCAATTGGAGAGAGCGTTGTAGCAAGAGTGCGCAACAGCACAGGTGGTAATCTATCAAGAACAGCTTATCAGGCTGTAAGGGTTGCAGGTGCGCAGGGGCAAAGACTTGCCGTTGCCTTAGCTCAGGCTAATAATGATCCTAACAGTGCGTCTACTCTTGGATTGGTTTGTGAAGACATATCAACCAATCAGGAAGGGTTTATTGTTAATATTGGTCAGATTGTCAATGTAGATACTACAGGTAATCTTCAGGGAGAGACATGGCTTGATGGTAATGTTCTTTATCTGAGTCCAACTACACCGGGTGCAATCACAAATATTAAACCTGCTGCTCCTCAGCATACCGTAATTATTGGATATGTAGAGTATGCTCATCCAAATAATGGTAAGATATATGTTAAGGTGGATAACGGTTATGAGCTCGAGGAGCTCCATGATGTCGCCCCAACTCCTTATATAAACAATGGCGTTCTTTACCGTGACACTGCAACAAATCTTTGGAAGAGTGCAACTATTGCTACGCTTCTTGGATATACTCCGGCTAATCAGGCTATCACGCTTACCATAAATGGTACTACGTATGACCTGAGCGCAAATAGAACATGGAACGTAGGTACAGTTACTTCAATTACTGCAGGTTCAGGGCTTGATGGTGGCACAATTACTACGTCAGGCACTATCAGCCACGCAGATACTTCATCTCAAACAAGCGTTGACAATGCAGGGGGAACTGTAATCCAAGACGTATCTCTTGATACGTTTGGCCACGTTACAGGTCTTGCAAGCGTAGACCTTGATCTTAGATATGTTCCTCTTACAAGGACATTAAATGGTCTTGCACTGTCTTCAAATCAGACATTTGCTACCGGAACAACAGGTACTGACTTCAATATTGTAAGTGCAGGTACTGTTCACACCTTTAATATTCCTGATGCGTCAGCTTCAGCAAGAGGATTTATTAATGCTACCACTCAAACAATAGGTGGTGCCAAAACATTTACAGCTTCTCCTACAGCTCCTTCATATTATTTGACTAATATGGGCGCAGGTAGTGGTGCTTTGTATTATAATACTGCTGAAAGCAGACTTACTCTTGCGAACTATAATGTAGGTGGCAAGGTAATGATTGAAGTCAATGGCGGCAATTACACCATGTCATTAAACGCTGACTTAAGCATTCAGCTTATTGGATACACTACCAATGGTATTCTTAAAACTTCAGGTTCAAACGGTACCTTAATAGTTGACACCACAGCTTATACGCCTCAGTCAAGAACACTTACCATTAACGGTACTGCTTATGACTTGAGTGCAGATAGAAGTTGGAGTGTTGGTACAGTGACTTCTGTAGATATGAGTGTACCTACAGGTTTTGCTGTGTCCGGTAACCCGGTTACCGGAGCAGGAACACTTGCGCTTACTTTTGCTTCAGGATATAGCCTCCCAACAAATGCTGTTCAAGCTGAATGGGATGAGGCGTATGATAATCGAATTACATCTCTGACAACTACAGGTACTTCGGGTGCAGCCACGCTTACTTCACATACGCTAAATATCCCTCAGTACCAAGCTCAGGGTAACTATATTACTTCACTGACGGGTGAAGCCACAGCGAGTGGTCCGGGCGCAGCAAGTGTCACGCTCAGTAACTCTGCTGTCACAGGTAAAGTCCTTACAGGTCTTACTGTTACCGGCACGACAATATCTTCTACTGACAGTATACTTACTGCTTTAGGAAAGCTACAAGGACAAGTAAATGACTTAATTGGTGGGTTGCAGTATCAAGGTACTTGGAACGCATCAACGAATAGCCCTACTATTACTTCAGGTGTTGGTACCGATGGGTACTTCTACATTGTAAGTGTAGCAGGTAATACGACTATTGATGGTATTAGTGGATGGCAGGTAGGGGATTGGATTGTGTTTCACGGGTCTGCTTGGCAAAAAGTAGATAATACAGAGTCTGTTACCTCAGTAAATGGATTTACCGGCGCAGTAAACCTTACTACATCAAATATTTCTGAGGGTACTAACCTTTATTTTACAGATAGTAGAGCACGCTCTGCTATTAGCTTAACGACCACCGGATCAAGCGGAGCTGCTACTTACAGCAATTTAACAGGTGTTCTTAATGTACCTCAATATACGCTTGCAGGGCTTGGCGGTGTTCCAACAACTCGTAATATTACAATCAATGGATTGGCGCAAGACTTGAGTACAGATAGGTCTTGGTCTGTTGGTACAGTTACAAGCGTTGCGACTTCGGGCCCGATAACAGGAGGAACTATTACAAGTACAGGTACTATAGGGATTACGCAGTCCGGCACCTCGTCAGATGGATACTTGTCGAGCACCGATTGGAACACTTTCAATAATAAGCAGGCTACAATAACGCTGACTACTACAGGCAATAGCGGTTCTTCAACTTTTGTAAGCAACACGCTGAACATACCTAACTATACGTTGAGTGGTTTAGGCGGTGTTCCGGATACAAGAACGATAACTATCAACGGACTCAGCCAAGACCTTAGTGTTAACCGCACTTGGTCAGTAGGAACTGTTACTTCAATAACCTTTAGCGGCCCGTTAACGGGCGGCACTATCACAGGCTCAGGTACAGTTGGAATCCTTCAGTCAAGTGGGTCACAGGATGGTTATTTAAGCTCAACGGATTGGACTACATTTAATAACAAGCAGAGCTCTATTTCAGTTACGGCTCCGATTACGCTTGTTGGAACGACAATTGCTATCACGCAATCAGGTGCAAGTTCAAATGGATATTTGAGCTCTACCGATTGGACGACTTTTAATAATAAACAGAACGCTATTACGCTGACTACTACGGGTACTTCAGGCGCTGCCACTTTAGTGGGTGCTACCTTAAATATCCCTCAGTATCAGAGTGTGTTAACCAATCCTGTTACCGGTACAGGTACGACAAATTATTTGTCGAAGTTTACCGGAGCAAGTGCGATTGGTGACAGTTTGCTTTATGATAATGGATCAGCAGTAGGATTGGGTACAGCAACTATTAATGCTGCAGCGTTATTCCAAATGGATAGCACTACAAAGGGCTTCTTGCCTCCACGTATGACACAGGCTCAGCGTACTGCAATAGCAACTGTACCTGAAGGGTTAATAGTTTATCAGACAAATGGGGTAATTGGTTTGTATATTTACGCTAACGGAACTTGGCGTTCACTCACAATGGTATAAGATATGGCAAATTTAGCTACGATAAGTAATAACATATTAGCAGATAGTGGTATTGATGACATCAATGTGATTGTGTCTACCGGTTCTTATGCTAATCCTGCATGGATAACTTCTTTGGCTTGGACAAAGATTACGGGTGCCCCATCAAACATAGTAACAGGTACAGGTACAACTAATTATTTGTCTAAATGGGGGAGTTCAACATCCTTAACAGATTCTATAATAACAGATGATGGTAGTAGAATAAATATACTTGGCCCCGGAACAACTATTAATGGAGGATGGACTGTAAATCAATTAAACACTTCAATATACCCTGTTATTGCATTTAATAGTACTGCAACACCAAATAGGTTTGCAGGGATTGGGTACGAAGCAGCATCTACAAGTGGACTTTATTTTTGGGTTAATTCATCTACTTTAAGCGCAATTGCAAATAATCCTGCATTATATATAAGAAACAGTGACTACTCTGTTAATGTGCTTTACGGGTTAAATGTTTCAGGAGCGATAGCCGGTTCAAGTGCTTCCTTAAGTCAAAGTTTAACTATTAGTGGAAGCACTAACGAGCAATTAGTTTTAAATTTTGTTGCAGCAGCAGGAAGCTACACTCATCAGTCATTCAGATTAAACGGGGTAAATCAATATCGTTTTATTGGAGACTTTGATGGTAGTTTTATTTTGCGTAGTGATGTTGCTTCATCTAATGTATTATCGTTTCTATCTACAGGTGCTGCTACATTTGCAAGTACATTGACAACAACTGACAAGTTAATTGTAGGAGTAGGTGGCGGTGGCGGTGGTGAATGGACTTGGGATTCAAGCAATGCTTATATAATTGGAGCTTCGGGCAAAACTTTTTACATAAATGCCAATCAAACTTTAACTCACAATGGACTAAAGCTATCAACAACAGGGGCTGCTGAGTTTTCTTCTTCATTATATTCAAGTGGAAACCTTACAGGAACTGATATAGTTACGGCAAGAGGAGCTACTCCTTACTTTAGATGGAATGATGCTGCAGGAACAAGGCTTGCATACATACAACATAGTACAAACTTGGTGTATAATGCAGATACAGGTATACACGTTTTTAATCAAGCTATTAGTGGAACAACTGCAACTTTTAGTGGTGCGGTAAATATATCTACAACATGGCCAACTACACAGTTCCCACTTAAAGTTGATGATGGTACTTATGGAATATTTACTGCAGCTCAATCTACGTTAAACTTCAATTTTGGTCATAACGATGATTCTGAAGGTTACATAAATTGGGTTGGATATAATGGTGGAACAACAAGATTTAGGAATCTTGTTATTGCTGATGGTAAAAATGCAACCATTGCTCAGTTTGTAGGAAGTACAAAGGCAACATCTTTAGCAGGTTCACTATCTGCTGTGTTTGCTGCTCTTGCAACTGCATCAAATACATTCTTAGTATCAGATGGGGGAGTAGTTAAATATAGAACAGCAGCACAGGTACTTTCAGATATAGGGGCTCAGGCAGCTTTAACAAATCCTGTAACAGGAACGGGTACAAATGACTATCATGCAAAATGGAGTGGAGGTGGTACCTCTTTAACAAACTCAATTATAACTGACGATGGTCAAAGGGTAAACATACTTGGTCCCGGTACTGCTCTTACAGGTGGTTGGAAAATGACTCAGCTTAATACTGCAATATATCCTGTTATTGGATTTAACAGTACTGCAACACCAAATAGGTTTGCAGGTATTGGATATGAAGCAGCATCTACAAGTGGACTTTATTTTTGGGTAGATAGTAGCACTGTAGTTGATACAACATCAGGAACAAGTCCTGTTATGCTTTTAAGAAACAGCGATAAATCTGTAAATATTCTAAATGGATTAAATATAACAGGAGCGACAAGTGGTACAAGTGCCACATTTAGTGGTGTTGTTACAACAAATGAAAGAATACAGGGGAATAACAGCGATAGGTTGATTTTATCTTCTAATTCAGCAGCAGGAGAAATATCATTTTGGGCTAACCAAGGTGCAACAAGACTGATGACACTTACAGGTGGTGGCATTTTAAACATCAATAATACTTCAAATACCACATATACTCTTTATGTAAATGGGCGTGTAGGTACTACAGGAGACTATAGGTCATTTCAAAATGCTTCATCAAATGGGTATGTAGGTATAGCATCAGGCGGTAGCGCTGCTATGATTCCTATGTTTTATGGATTAAGTGAAAGTGAAAGTGTTGGGACGTACTACATTATAAATCGTGCAACAAATCAGGCTGCAATAACAGGTTATAATGCTGCTGCATTTTTGTTTACAAATGAATTTGATGCGACAACAGGGAATCTATTTAAAGTTCAAAATAATTACAACGATAGATTTACTATTGCTTATAACGGAGATACAACAGTTTTTGGAAACTTTGGAGTTGGTGCATCTGCTATCAACAGAGCAACTATTAGAACTGCAACAAATAACAACTTAGATATATTTAATGAAACTAATGGGGTAGGGATTCAAGCAGTAAATAATGCTAATACTGCTTATAGAACTCTTTCAATTCTTGGTTCTTCATTATCATTTACAGGAGCTGCTACATTTAGTTCAAGTCTTATAACAGGTGATTATATCAGAACTTCAGGTACAGCAACTTATGTAAGAACGCACAACTATACTTGGATTGGCGGTTCAGGAGGAGATTATGGAAGTGTTGGTTATAATATTGGATATACAAGCACAAGTACAACATATAATTATGTTCTTGCTGACTTTGCCTCAATGATTAGGTTTGATTCAGGAGGGTTTGCTTTCTTAACTGCACCTGCAGGAACAGCAGGAGCTGCTATGACTGTTACTGCAAGGATGATTATTGCAAATAGTGGGGCTTTAACTGTTAATGGTAATACACAGATAAACGGAGGATTAACTACAAATAGCACAGTTACTACAGGTGATATCCTTTATCTCGGTGCAAGTGGTGGTGGTGGAGGTAGATGGACTTGGGATTCAACAAGTGGATACATAATTGCTCCTTCAGGCAAACATCTTTGGTTATCATCTAATGGTGGATTAGGAACTAATGGTATAAGAGTAAATACAAATGGTACTGTTCAAATTGGTACAGATACAGCAATTGGATATAAGTTAGATGTAAAAACATCATCTGCAACAGGTCTTGCTGTTCATACAGACGGAAGTACTGTTGGATCACCAAGTATTGATATATTAAATTCAGGCTCAGGTGTAGAGGCAATTATATCTTGTACGTCATCTACTTTTGCTATTGGCTCTTACTCAAATCATGAGATAGCATTCCAACAGGCTGCAACAACAAAGATGAGACTTCTCACAGATGGGCAGTTAAATATCAACCAAGCAGGTGGTAATCAATGGAAATTATATATTAATCAACAAAGTAATCTTGGTGGCGAAAATGGTATTTATGTAAGGTCAGGATATTATCCTGCAATACACATGGAGGGATATGCAGGTGTAGCAGGTGGTGGTAAATGGGTTATCAATACTTTTGCTACAGGATATGGGTCGGGTTCTCTTGCAGGCTCAATGCTACTTCAATCCGATAATGCGCTTCAGTTTTCAACAGGTGGTGACAATGTTGCAATGACAATTGCGTCTTCAACAAGATATGTTGCAATTGGTAATACAAGCCCTGCAACTCCTTTTCATGTTACAGGAGGCCCTTCAGGTACAGGGGGTTGGAATAAAACAGCTACTTTACAATCGACATTCCCAATGTTGATATTTAACAGTAACGCTACTAAGTGGGGAGGTATCGGATATGATTATTCAGGAGGTATGGCAATTTGGGTAAATGCTACAAGTGATGATATATCATCTGTAAGCACTGCAATATATGTAACAAATAACAGAGAAGTATTAATTAATACAACAACTGATTCAGGAGCGTATCCTTTACAAGTAAGTGGTGCAACATATTCTTCGGGTGGATTCTTTGAGTCATCTGACTTAAGACTTAAGATAATATTAAATAGACACGAATCTCAACATTTTGATGCTATGGAGTATAAGTGGAAAGATGGAAGGGATGATAAAATACATTGGGGATATGCAGCACAAGAAGTCATGCAATGGTTGCCTGATGCCGTAAGTGGAAGCGAAGACAAATTTTATACACTTGACTATAATCAAGTACATACATACAAAATTGCAATGCTCGAAAAACGTATTGTAGAATTAGAACAACAACTTAAAAACAAATAAAAATGAAAACAATTCAACCTACTCAAGTATGGTACAGTGGACAGGAAGTAGAAGCTACTATCCTTAATGTTTTTTGTTCAGGAGACAATCTTCAAACTTCAGCTACGTTCAATTATGAATTAATGAAAGAAGTAGTTTACGATGGTATTCCTAATCCTACTGTTAGGGTTGTGGGGCTTGTTGGTGGAAACATCTCCATGACAGGAGAAGCTTATGACAATTGGGATACAAATGAGTATGCTTACAATTGGGTAGCTGAGCAACTTAATCTTGTTATAACAGGAGAGTATGTACCTCCGACTCCTCCTCAGCCCGAACCTCCTCAACCTGAAATAACAGAACCTAACGCATAATTATGGCTTGGAATGATTTAGCAAATAATCAGTGTGTGTCTCGTAGCAATTTATCAAATGCTATTAGTAATGGCGTGTTCCAACAAAAGGGTAGCTTTACTTCTGATGGCAGAGAGATAACAAAGTCTACAGCAGCTAATTATATATACTTGAATCCAAACAAAGCTTCTTATGCAGCTAAGTCAAGCAATCAACTTGTTGTGAAATCTGATTTGCAGGCTTCATGGGCTTATTGCATGGGATATGATTCAAGCAGCAAGAGTCAGGCTTGTATAGATTATGACGCTTATTGCGGATGCTTTGATTGTTAATTAATAGATATGGCACTTACTATATATACTTTGTGTAATCCGATAACGACAAGTTGTACGTTATATACCAATGAAGCACTTACTACTACTGCAAGTAATGGTGAGTATTCTGATGGAATAAATGTGTATACAGTTACAGGTGGTGCAGGAGTTGTATCCGCAGTACAGGCTTGCACATCATCTACTGATTTGTTTATATATGCTAAGTACGTAAGTACATCAGCAAGTTTGGCGTATAGTGTAAATGGTGGTAATAAAGTAAATTTAGGAAATGTTGGTTCCGGTACTTGTACATTTTTTGCCACTATTACAGGATTATCAAATGGAGATAGCATAGAACTTTCAGGTGTAAATGGAGAGTCAGTTGGAGGAGATAGCACGGGTTGTCCATCTTCGGCAGGAGGATGTTCATATTTTATTACTATATCTACAGGAGCTAACTATGCTTATGTTACTATAAATGGAAGTATTATCTGCTAAAATTTAATAAAATGGCAAACATTAATTCTTACGCAACAGACAACAACGTAACCTATGCTGATAAACTGATCGGCACAGACGCTGAAGACAGCAACAAAACAAAAAATTTTACAGTGGGAGATATACTTGCTCTTCCATTACCAAACGTCCCCGTGTATGCGAATAACGCTGCCGCATTGGCTGCAGGGTTGGTAGCCGGGAATGTTTATCGCATAACAGGTACTGATTATCTCGGTGTAGTTCACTAACTTTACAATTAAATTAAATCAAATTGAATGGACATAAGGAAAATATCGGTAGGGCCCGACTACAAGGGAGGTGCAATGCACTACCTTGTTGGTCAGAAGGTTCTTAATGATACATACGAGATACACCTCATAAAGTTTGAACCACAAGTAGGTTCAATTAGAATTTATATTATAAACGAAAAGCAGGAGGTGCTATTGTGGAAGGAGTTCAACCACACTATTCCTTTTGCCATCGAATATAATATAAACTACTGATGCAGTCTCTATTCAACTTTATTGTAAAGCCACAAGAAGGAACAAGGTATTCCAACACCAAGCAGGTAGGTGGCATCGACTTAATTATAAACACTTCTGAAGAGGACCACAAGTTCTCTAACCGCTATGCTATAGTGGAAGAGGTTCCCTATAAATATGATGGACCTGTTAAGAAAGGTGATACCCTTCTTGTGCATCATAACGTATTCAAGTTTTATAACGACATGAGAGGCCGGCAGAAAAGCGGTCGCTCTTTCTTTCGTGATGACGTGTTCTTAATTGATCCCGATCAATTCTTTCTATATAAACAAGATGGCAAGTGGCATACCTATGACAGGTACTGCTTTGTAAAGCCAATCCCTGCTACTGAATCCTACATCAAAAAGCCATTTACCCATGAGCCTCTTATGGGAGAGATGGTATACCCTAACGCATATCTTGTTTCACAAGGTGTAGGTCAGGGCGACAAGGTTTGTTTCAAGCCTGATAGTGAGTATGAGTTTGAGGTAGATGGTGAGAAGCTGTATAGAATGTATGATCATCAAATAACGATTGTGCTATGAAAGATGTAAAAGAACTTAAGACCGATATAATTGCTGCAGGATACCGGGCAGTTGAGCAGCTCATCAAGGTGGCTAAGGAAGATATTATCAAGCCTGATCCGGATGATGAGCTTGCGGCTGACAGGTTAAAGAATGCAGCAGCAACTAAGAAGCTTGCCATCTTCGATGCTTTTGAGATTTTAAACAGAATAGAGGCAGAGCGAGAAGGACTCGAGATGCTTGAAAACGGAGTAAACAGAACAGATACAAAACAAGGATTTGCAGAACGAAGGTCTATATCGGGTCGTTAAAGACCATGTGCCACAGAATGCCATATCAAAAAAGAACGGAGTACGGTCTTGGAAGTATGGGTATAACGAGCAGTACGATATGGTGGTTATCTCCAAGACAGGACAGATTGGACAGATCATAAATATCGAAGGGCTAATTATTGCCCTACCGGCAGTACCAAAGGAGTGTTATAGCAGAGACTCAATTTCTTCTGAGCAGTATTGGGAGCGCAGGGATTTACCAAAAGAACTATCTAAGATTCAGTCTATCTTCCAATGGAACGAGATGCCTGCCGAGTTTAAGAACCGGTGGGTGGATTACATTGAGCAGGAGTTCGACTATCGTGAAAATGGCTTTTGGTTTATGAATAATGGTAAGTCATGCTATGTTACCGGATCTCACTACATGTACTTACAATGGTCAAGTATTGACGTAGGCTATCCTGATTACCGGGAGGCCAACAGGATATTCTTTATCTTTTGGGAGGCGTGCCGGGCAGACCCAAGGTGCTTTGGTATGATATACCTAAAGATCAGACGTTCAGGCTTTTCCTTTATGTCTTCCTCAGAGTGCGTTAATTTAGCCACTCTTGCCCGGGACTCAAGGATAGGTATCTTGTCTAAAACGGGTGCGGACGCCAAGAAGATGTTCACAGACAAGGTGGTGCCAATCAATAGCAGGCTGCCATTCTTCTTCCGGCCGATCATGGATGGTATGGACAAGCCTAAGACTGAGCTTGCCTACAGAGTACCGGCTTCAAAGATTACTAAGAAGAACATGACCAACACTGCCGAAGGAAGCGGTGTCGATGGTCTCGACACCACGATAGATTGGAAGAACACTGAGGAGAACTCTTATGACGGTGAAAAGCTACTGTTTCTTGCGCACGATGAGAGCGCAAAGTGGGTAAAGCCAAACAATATCCTGAACAATTGGAGGGTAACAAAGACCTGTCTTAGGGTTGGTAGCAAGATTGTGGGCAAGTGTATGATGGGGTCTACCTCAAACGCTCTAAGCAAAGGGGGAGATAACTACAAGAAATTGTACGAGGATTCGTCCGTAAATAATCGGAACGCTAACGGGCAGACTAAAAGCGGACTCTATTCCCTATTTATTCCTATGGAATGGAACATGGAAGGGTTCATTGATATATACGGTATGCCGGTATTTAGAAAGCCGACAGAGCCTATTCGTGGTGTAGATGGGGGGATGATTACCAACGGAGCCATAGACTATTGGGAGGCTGAGGTTGAATCACTTAAGAGTGATGCCGATGCGCTGAATGAGTTCTATCGTCAGTTTCCTCGCACTGAAAGCCATGCTTTTCGTGACGAGAGCAAGTCTGCTATATTCAACCTGACCAAGATATACCAACAGATTGACTATAATGATTCTCAGATTCCTGAGCATACCTATACACGTGGTACCTTTCATTGGAAGGACGGGGAAAAGGATACCAAGGTGGTATGGACCCCGGACCAAAGAGGCCGGTTCCTTGTGAGTTGGTTTCCACCACCTAATATTCAGAACAATGTGGCTACAAGGAATGGGGTAAAGTACCCCGGGAACGAGCATCTTGGATCATTTGGCTGTGACCCATACGATATATCGGCAGTGGTTGGAGGTAGAGGATCTAACGGATCGCTACATGGGATGACCAAATACCACATGGATGACGCCCCGGTTAGTCAGTTTTTCTTAGAATACATAGCAAGACCTCAGACGGCTGAGATATTTTTTGAGGACGTTTTAATGGCTTGCGTGTTTTATGGGATGCCGGTGCTTGCCGAGAACAACAAGCCTCGTTTATTGTACCACTTTAAGAACAGAGGGTATCGTGCGTTTTCAATGAACCGACCTGACAGGATACTCAATAAGTTGAGTAAAACTGAAAGGGAGCTTGGTGGTATACCGAACTCTTCGGAGGAAGTAAAGCAAGCTCATGCTTCGGCAATTGAAACATACATAGAAAAATACATCGGTATTGACCTAACCGGAACCTATAGAGATCCGGATGAAATGGGTGCAATGCCGTTCATAAGGACTCTTGAAGATTGGGCAAAATTTGATATTAATGACAGAACTAAGCATGATGCTTCTATTAGTTCAGGTTTAGCTATTATGGCAAACCAAAAACATGTATATTTACCTGAGAAAAAAGAGTCGAAAATTAGTATTAATTTCGCAAGGTACACTAATGGTGGAACACTAAGTGAACTTATTAAATGAAAGATGTAGTAGTTAACATATCCGCAACAGGCTTTCCGGGTCAGTTTGTAACTGATGCAGAGAAAGCTTCCGATGCGTTTGGTCTACAGGTAGGTCAAGCGATCCAATACGAGTGGTTTCGCAAAGATGGTAATCAATGCAGATATTACAGTCAATGGCGTGATTTCCATAGACTGAGATTATATGCTCGTGGTGAACAGTCTGTGCAGAAGTATAAAAATGAACTTGCAATAGACGGAGATTTGTCATATCTAAATTTAGATTGGACGCCTGTACCTATTTTACCAAAGTTTGTAGACATTGTTGTGAATGGTATGTCAGATCGCTTGTTCAAAGTGAAAGCATACGCACAAGATGCAATGTCACAATCAAAGCGCAGCAAGTACCAAGATATGATCGAGGGACAGATGGCTGCGAAAGATGTTCTTACTACTATTCAACAAGAAACGGGTGCCAATCCATTTATGATGGACCCTGATGAGCTTCCTGAAACTGACGAAGAATTATCACTATATATGCAGCTTAATTATAAGCCTGCAATTGAGATTGCTGAAGAAGAAGCGATCAATACACTATTTGATGAGAATCATTATCAAGATACACGTAAGCGTATTGACTACGATATTACTGTACTTGGTATTGGTTGTGCAAAGCACGAGTTCCTTCCCGGAGCCGGTGTTCAAATTTCGTATGTAGATCCTGCAAATATTGTATATAGCTATACAGAAGATCCATTCTTTCAGGATTGTTTTTATTGGGGAGAAATTAAAACGCTTCCAATTACAGAGTTGTTGAAGATTGATCCAACACTTACACGTGAGCAGTTGCAAGAAATATCTATGTACTCTCAGAGTTGGTATGACTACTACAACGTAGCACGTTTTTATGAGAACAGTTTGTTCTATCGTGATACAGCAACACTTCTTTATTTCAACTATAAGAGCACCAAGAAAATTGTTTACAAGAAAAAAATTCTTGATGGTGGTGGAACAAGAATGATTGAGAAAGATGATCAGTTCAACCCTCCTTATGAAATGATGGAGGAAGGAAAGTTTGAAAAAATAGAAAAGACTATTGACGTATGGTATGAAGGTGTGATGGTTATGGGTACTAACATCTTGCTTAAATGGAAGATGTCAGAGAACATGGTAAGACCAAAGTCAACATCTCAACATGCGTTACCAAATTATATAGCGGTTGCACCAAGAATGTACAAAGGGGTTATTGAATCTCTTGTACGTAGAATGGTTCCATTCGCTGACTTAATTCAACTTACTCACTTAAAGCTTCAGCAGGTTATTGCTCGTACTGTTCCTGATGGTGTATTCATTGATGCCGATGGTCTCAATGAAGTAGACTTGGGTACAGGTCAGGCATACAATCCTGAAGATGCGTTGCGTCTTTACTTCCAAACGGGTAGCGTCATCGGACGTAGTTATACTCAAGAGGGAGATTTCAACAATGCAAGAATACCTATTCAGCAGCTTACCTCTAATTCGGGGGCTTCTAAAACACAGATGCTGATAGCAAACTACAATCACTACCTTGATATGATCAGGTCGGTAACCGGTCTGAATGAAGTAAGAGATGGCTCAACGCCTGATCCAAACGCATTGGTAGGGGTCCAAAAGCTCGCTGCACTTAACTCTAATACGGCTACACGCCACATTCTCGAAGGAGGCTTATTTATTTATAGGTCGCTTGCTGAGGCCCTTACCTACCGTGTTGCAGATATTTTGGAATACGCAGACTTTAAAGATGATTTCGCTAATAAGATAGGCAAGTACAATGTATCCTTACTCAATGAGATTAAGGATTTGTACATATATGACTTTGGTATATTTATCGAGGTATCTCCGGATGAAGAGCAGAAAGCTCAGCTTGAGGCCAACATTCAAATGGCCCTGTCTAAGGGAGACATCAACCTTGAGGATGCCATCGACATCAGGGAAATCAAGAATATAAAGCTTGCTAATCAGTTACTTAAGGTTAAACGTGTAAAGAAACAAGACCGACAGGAGAAGATGGAGATGCAGAAGCAGGCCATGATGGCTCAGCAACAACTTCAATCTCAGCAGATGGCGGCACAAACGGCTATGCAAAAGATTCAGCTTGAGTCTCAGGCCAAGATGCAGCTTAAGCAAGCCGAGGTAGCTTTCGATATTGAGAAGCTAAGAGCTGAGGCTGAGATGAAGCGAATGCTCATGAACGAGGAGTTCCAATACCAAATGCAGTTAGGTGGTCTTAAGGAGACCGCTATAATGAGCAGGGAGGATATGAAGGAGAAAGAGAAGGCAAGAAGGATTAGTCAGCAAAATACGGAGCAATCCAAGCTGATTAACCAAAGAAAAAACAACCTTCCTCCTATGAACTTCGAGTCTAACGAGGACACGCTTGACGGGTTTGATTTAGCAGAATTTGAACCTCGATAGGAAATATAGTTTTTTTGTATAAATTTGTATCAAATTAAATCTAATTAAATGGAAATCAAAGTAAGAGCTCTTGACTCATCAGAAGGTAAAAGCATACAGGAAGTTGAAAAAGAACTTCTTGAAAAGCATGAGAAGGAAATGAACGGTGAACAGACGAACGATATAAAAATCGACACGTCAAACCTTGAAACTTCTACAGAACAAACCAAAGAAGATGAGCCTGAACTAACAGAAGAACAAGTTCTTTCATATATTGGAAAACGCTATAATAAGCAGATAAACTCTTTTGATGAGTTGGTATCAGAACGACAAGAGTCTGATCCTCTCCCTGAAGACGTAGCTGCTTATATGAAATTTAAGAAGGAGACAGGCCGTGGGTTTGATGACTTTATTAAAGTCAACAAGGACTACGATGAAATGGAGCCTGATCAAGTTCTTCGTGAATATCTTGCTTCTACACAGAAGGGTCTTGACAAAGAAGACATTGATGTGTTAATGGAGGACTACTCGTACGATGAAGACATTGATGATGAGTCTAAAATTAAGAAGATAAAGATCGCACGTAAAAAGGCTATTGCGGAAGCCAAGAATTACTTCAACGAACAGAAGGAGAAGTACAAACTGCCTCTTGAGTCAAGAGCAAATGGTTTGTCTCCCGAAGAGAATGAGGAGTATGAGGCATACCGTCAATATACACAGCAGGCAAAAACCCTGAATGAAGAAAACAACCGGAAGCGTAAGTGGTTTGACCAAAAGTCTGACGAAGTCTTTAGTAAAGAGTTCAAAGGTTTTGAGTTCAACATTGACGACAAGAAGATTTTGTTTTCTCCCGGTTCTGCGTCAGAATTAAAAAAGGTTCAATCAACACCAACAAACTTTATTAATAAGTTTTTGGATGATCAGGGCTTGATTAAGGATGCAGCAGGATACCATAGGGCTTTGTCAATTGCAATGAACCCCGATAGGTTTGCCAAGTTCTTTTACGAACAAGGACAAGCTGATGCGACAGATGATGTAATGCGCAAGACTAAAAATATAAATATGTCAGAGCGTAGAGCACCTGAAGTTGTAAATAAGGGGGGAGTGCAGGTGAAAGCGGTCGCACCGGATTCCGGCAGGAGTCTCAAAATCCGCAGCATTAAAAAAATCTAAAATTTAAAATTTACAAAAATGGCAGTTTTACCTTCACCGGGTTATCAGCTTCAGCCAAGTGCGGAGCAGGTGCCCCTTTCGACAAACTATATTACCAACTTTAACTTCTTGAATCAGTATCTTCCTGATACTTACGAGAAGGAGTTCGAGCGTTATGGTAATCGCACTATCGCATCTTTCCTTCGTATGGTAGGTGCTGAAATGCCTTCTAACTCAGACATGATTAAGTGGGCTGAACAAGGACGTCTTCACACTAAATATGTGAACTGCGACTCTTCTGCGGCTGCTGCTGCAGATTCTGCTACCATCACTGTAAGCGATGCTAACGTAAGTGGTATTGCTATCCGTGCCGGTCAGACTGTATTTATTTCTGACAACGCTACAGGTCTTTCTAACAAGGGTATCGTTACTGCTGTGAACACCACTGCAG